CTGTAGTACCTTGCGTTCCAGTTGTTCCCTGTGTACCAGTCGTTCCTTGGGTTCCTTGTAGCCCTTGAACTCCCTGTACTCCTTGGATGCCTTGAACTCCCTGTACTCCTTGCGTACCTTGTAGTCCCTGAACTCCCTGTACTCCCTGCGTACCTTGCGAGCCAGTTGTGCCTTGAGTGCCTGTGGTTCCCTGTGTACCAGTTGTGCCTTGAGTACCAGTAGTGCCTTGTGTTCCTTGTAGTCCCTGAACTCCTTGGACTCCTTGGGTTCCCTGTAGTCCCTGAACTCCTTGAACTCCTTGAGTACCTTGCGAGCCAGTTGTTCCTTGTGTACCAGTCGTTCCCTGTGTACCAGTTGTGCCTTGTGTACCAGTCGTACCTTGAGTACCAGTCGTTCCCTGAGTACCTTGTAGTCCCTGAACTCCCTGAATACCTTGCGTTCCTTGTAGCCCTTGGACTCCTTGGACTCCTTGGACTCCTTGCGTTCCTTGTAGCCCTTGGACTCCTTGGATTCCTTGTGTTCCTTGTAGCCCTTGGACTCCTTGGACTCCTTGCGTTCCTTGTGAACCAGTCGTGCCCTGTGTACCAGTTGTGCCTTGAGTACCAGTCGTGCCTTGAGTACCAGTCGTGCCTTGAGTACCAGTTGTTCCCTGAGTACCTTGTAGTCCCTGAACTCCCTGAATACCTTGGATGCCCTGAACTCCCTGTACTCCTTGAGTTCCTTGTAGCCCTTGAACTCCCTGGATTCCTTGTGTTCCTTGTGAACCTGTGGTTCCCTGTGTACCAGTCGTACCTTGAGTGCCTGTGGTTCCTTGTGTACCAGTAGTTCCCTGAGTTCCTTGTAACCCTTGAACTCCCTGGATTCCTTGCGTTCCTTGTAGTCCCTGTACACCTTGAACTCCCTGAGTACCTTGTAGCCCTTGAATTCCCTGTACGCCCTGTACTCCTTGTGTACCTTGTGTACCAGTCGTGCCCTGTGTACCAGTCGTGCCTTGAGTACCAGTCGTGCCTTGAGTACCAGTTGTGCCTTGAGTACCAGTTGTGCCTTGTCGTCCCTGTAAACCCTGTACTCCTTGGATTCCTTGAATGCCCTGAACACCTTGTATTCCTTGTGTTCCTTGTAGTCCCTGTACGCCCTGTACTCCTTGCGTACCCTGACTACCAGTTGTGCCTTGAGTGCCTGTGGTTCCTTGTGTACCTGTTGTTCCTTGTGTACCAGTTGTGCCTTGTGTACCAGTCGTACCTTGAGTTCCTTGTAGCCCTTGAACTCCCTGTACTCCTTGAGTTCCTTGTAGCCCTTGAACTCCCTGTACTCCTTGCGTACCTTGTAGTCCTTGAACTCCCTGTACTCCCTGTGTGCCTTGTGTACCAGTCGTACCTTGAGTTCCTTGTAGCCCTTGAACTCCCTGTACTCCTTGCGTACCTTGTAGTCCTTGAACTCCCTGTACTCCTTGCGTACCTTGTAGTCCTTGAACTCCCTGTACTCCCTGTACTCCCTGTGTGCCTTGTGTACCAGTCGTACCTTGAGTACCTGTTGTTCCTTGTGTACCAGTCGTTCCTTGAGTACCTTGTAGTCCCTGAATACCCTGAACACCTTGAACACCTTGAACACCTTGTGTTCCTTGTAATCCCTGGACCCCTTGAACTCCTTGCGTACCTTGTAGCCCTTGAATTCCCTGTACGCCTTGTACTCCTTGTGTACCTTGGCTACCAGTTGTTCCTTGTGTACCAGTCGTTCCTTGCGTACCAGTCGTTCCTTGCGTACCAGTTGTGCCTTGTGTTCCTTGTACTCCTTGTATGCCCTGTAAGCCCTGTACACCTTGGCGATTTGTAGCAATGGCTACTTGTGTGTTGTTTGCAAATCCAGTTGTACCTGTTCCGCCAGATGCAATTAGCGTAACTGATATTGTATCATATGTCGAAACGTGTGTTGTATTTGCTATTAGTTCCCATGTCTGATAGTTAGCAGAGTTCGTTCTTTCAAATATAGTGAACTGATTACCAGTTACTAATCCGTGTAGATAAACAGAAATGTCAATAGAAGCATCGGTAGTATGACTAATGTTGATTGCAGTTGCACTAGCCTGCGTTGCATTATTATACAGATAATACCCAGACCCTGGTGCACCTGTCGTTACACCCGTCTTTGTTTTATATAACCATAAACTGGATGATATACCAGTCGTGCCTTGAGTACCAGTAGTGCCTTGAACTCCCTGTACGCCCTGTACTCCTTGTGTACCCTGTGAGCCAGTTGTTCCCTGTGTACCAGTTGTGCCTTGAGTACCAGTAGTGCCTTGTGTTCCTTGTAGTCCCTGAACTCCTTGGACTCCTTGGACTCCTTGGGTTCCCTGTAGTCCCTGTACGCCCTGAACTCCTTGAGTACCTTGCGAGCCAGTTGTTCCCTGTGTACCAGTTGTGCCTTGAGTACCAGTTGTACCTTGCGTTCCAGTTGTACCTTGTGTACCAGTAGTTCCCTGAGTTCCTTGTAGTCCTTGTAGTCCTTGAACTCCCTGTGTACCTTGGCTACCAGTTGTTCCCTGTGTACCAGTTGTGCCTTGAGTGCCTGTGGTTCCTTGTGTACCAGTCGTGCCTTGAGTACCAGTTGTTCCCTGTGTACCTTGTAGTCCTTGAACTCCCTGTACACCCTGTAGTCCTTGAACTCCCTGTACACCTTGGATTCCTTGTAAGCCAGTTGTTCCTTGACTACCCGTAGTTCCTTGTGTTCCTTGTAGTCCCTGAACTCCTTGGACTCCTTGGACTCCTTGGGTTCCCTGTAGTCCCTGTACGCCCTGTACTCCTTGTGTACCCTGTGAGCCAGTTGTTCCCTGTGTACCAGTTGTGCCTTGAGTACCAGTTGTGCCTTGAGTACCAGTAGTGCCTTGTGTTCCTTGTAGTCCCTGAACTCCTTGGACTCCTTGGACTCCTTGTGTACCTTGTGTTCCGTCGGTTCCTTGTGTACCAGTTGTTCCCTGTGTACCAGTAGTGCCTTGAGTACCAGTAGTGCCTTGTGTACCTGTAGTCCCTTGGGTTCCTTGAACTCCCTGTACACCTTGTGTTCCCTGGACTCCTTGAGTGCCTTGGACTCCTTGCGTTCCCTGCGTACCAGTTACACCTTGTGTCCCTTGGGTTCCTTGTACGCCCTGGATACCTTGGACTCCCTGGACTCCTTGTGAACTCATCCAGACCCAATACTCGGTATCCGTATATTTGTAAACAGTGGCTAATGAGCCTTGCGTAAGAGTAACGTTGCCCGTTACTGGTGCTATCCCAGGTTCCAAAAAGGCGACAGTGACACCAACACCTTGCGCAATGGTCAGGTCTTCTGTGTCGTCATTATGGACTATCCAACCAGTGCCTTGCGGAATAGTGCCGTCATTGTCGCATGTAAACGTTACGGCGCCGCCTGCATCTTTGTGCCATAATTGACCAGCAGTTGCCGCGCTAAACGTAGCGTTAGTATCTATTTCGTATATTGGTTTTTGGGTCGCAGGGCCTAAGAATTTTGAGGCTTCGATAGTAGCGGTACCTACGGATAGGTCACCGGTGTTGTTCGTAAGCGTTGGACCACCTTTCCCGATCTGGAATGAACCGTTCGTGGTGCCCTTAAGATTATAGTAAACGGACAATATCTACTCCACCTGTCAAATTATCTGCGGTATTCACAGTCAGGCTATAACTATATTTATCAATCTTTTTGCAAGCGTATGAGATAGGGTTTTATTACCCTTACCATCGCAACTTTCTTGATAAATAGTTATAATTAGCAGAGGTCGAGAATGGCGAAAATTAGTTTATGGAAACCCAGTCAAGGTCAAGATTATCGTTATACTGACGGTATAGTCAAAGATTATATTGACATGGGTGCCACTGGTGTATATGTACACAAATACATTGGTCCAGTCGAACAAACTGGCGATGCAAATACCAGTACCGCAGCGGATGGTGTTGCTACAAACGAGTTAGATATTGGTGATGTGCTGTTTTTAGAGAACAGGAATCGCAAATATGATCCTAATATTTATGAGTTGCGTGGTGCGTACACTATTAGTGACACTGATTTTGATCTTACGCAGTTTGGTATTTTCCTCGCTGAAGATACAATTTTTATGAATTTTCATCTTACTGAAAATGTTGCTAGGCTCGGTCGTAAACTGATGGCTGGTGACGTTTTAGAGCTGCCTCACCTGCGAGAATTTTATCCGCTGGATACAGAAAAGGATGCGATAAATCGTTTTTACGTTGTGGAGGATGCCTCCCATAGTGCAGAAGGGTACGGTCCAAACTGGTGGTCACATATTTGGCGTGTACGCGCAAAGATGATGCCGGCTTCCACTGAATATACGGATATTTTGAATCGTGCGGCGCAGGGGAGTTCCTGGCCTGAAAGTGGAGACCCAGTTGATCCAGATGATTGCTGTGTGGACACGGTAGGCGACACCGTTGGTGATGGTGGGATAAAGGATACGATACAGGATGCGATCATTGCGGAAGCTGCGGGAAATGTCGGATATGATCCTTTAAGGTATAGGGCTGCTCATCTTTGGATACTTATAGATCCTGAGACACAAGCGCCGTCATTGATACAGTGGAAAACTGGTGACGGTAGACCTCCAAACGGTATTGCGCTATACGGTAGTGGTGATACGTTCCCTGACACGATGAGTGATGGTGATTATTATTTGCGCACAGATTTTGATCGTCCTGTGCTATATCAAAAACGGGAAGGTTGCAAATTCTACAAAATAGAGGTAGATCAGCGCAAGCTACCGTGGACAGGTGCGAACCAGTTATTAGATTCATTTGTTGATAATGACACGATAACAACTAACGAGGATGGCACAACAATGCCAGAGAAGCAGGCGTTGTCTAAAGTTGTATTAGCAAGGACAAGAGACTCTGCTGTTACATATACGCCAGCCGAAACGCCGACGGATCGGGTACCGCATGCGGTCATTGTTGCAACACCAAGCACAGGTGCGGGTGGTGGTACTCCGCTAACAGTAGTGTATGATGGTTCTACATCTTATAGAGATAGAGGTAGCATTGTGAGCTACGTTTGGGACTTTGGTGATGGTACTGCTGGCGCAACTGGCGTTACGGTAGCGCATACATACACTAATTTTGGTAATTATGCAGCCACGCTAACGGTCACTGATAACATAGGATATACGGATACAGCAACGTACACAATGTACGTAGACGCAACAACAATTTTCACTGAGGACTTTGGTCCTGAGTTTGGATAAAATAGGAAACTAAAAATGGCAGATACCCCAAGAACAGAATCATATCTATTAACAGACGTATTTCAGGATGGACAAGCTCCTAATTCAATCACTGCTCAAGATATGCGCGATCTGATTGTTAGTGCAAAAACATTTAATCCGGAATTGATTCCGCAAACAGGACCAGGCCACCAAGAAGGGTTGGTGTTTTACGACAGTAATACGAAAACGCTCTCATACTATAATGAAAATACTGATGTTACTGTAAACATAGGTCAGGAGATGATTCTCAGGGTGTATAATGATACCGTGTCAACTATTACTGATGGTACGGTTGTATACATTTCTGGTGCAACTGGGAATTTACCAACAGTAGAACCTGCTATTGCATCTAATAATACACCAATTATATTGGGAGTAGCGACAGCTGATATATTAGCTGCGGGGATAGGATACATAACGGTGTTCGGTGTAGTGCATGGATTTGATACTCGATCTTATGCACCTGGTGACAATCTGTTTGTTAGTTCCTCTGTGGCGGGGGCGTATCAAACAACACGACCTGTGTTACCAATTGAAACTATACGAATTGCTATTGTATTAGATTCTCAAGAGGACGGGCATCTGCTTATTACTCCTGAAAGAGAGAATCATTCCAACCAAACGACTGTCTTCGCATCTGCGTCGCACTCGGCCACACAAACTGCTGAAACCATTAATACTGCAACACCAGTGAAATTTGATACAAATAATTTTATAGAAAATCTAACTCATAGCACTACTGTAAATAACTCAGAATTTACCATAGATATTTCGGGTGTTTATAGCATATCTGTGGGGTTGCAGCTTGCACATACTGGTGGTGGTTCATCTACTATCCACGCGTGGATGCAAGTAGATACTGGTAGTGGTTTCGTTGATGTTCCTAATTCAGGGGTCACACAAGATTTATCAAACAATGACACGCGAGTTTTAGTCTTGAATGGTATCGGAAGATGGGATGTGGGTAACATTGGTCGAGTTATGTGGTATACGACGAATCTTGCTGGACGGTTAGTTGCAGCACCTGCGAGTGTTAGTCCTGCTCGACCAGCAGTACCATCAGTTATAATGACTGTTCAGAAAGTTGGTATCGCATGAGTACTTTTACGAATCCACACAAGATAGGTATCAATTAATGGATTATTTCTACGACGAACAGTTTAGACGCTACATTTTACAGTTTATACGCATTTTTGCGGATCTGAAAATTGAACTGCCTGTGGACGAAAATGGTCTACGTGTGCAGAAGCGTGTGCCAATTACATACGGTGATATGAACCGCATGGTCGCGCAAATTCTTCGTAGCAATTCACAAAATACTGCTCTCACTGCGCCTGCAATGGCAGCATATATCACTGGTGTGGAGATTGCTCCTGAACGTAGGTTTGCACCACAGCACGTACACCCTCAGTCAATTGCAGAGCGTAAATGGGATACGCAAAACGGTGAATATTCATCTGAAATGGGTAACCGTTATACAATTGAGAGCTACATGCCAGTACCATATAACTTGACCATGAACCTTGATATATGGACTACGAATACGACTGAGAAGTTACAAATACTGGAGCAGTTGTTGACAGTTTTTAATCCTACAATACAATTGCAAACAAACGATAACCCACTTGACTTCACTACTATAACTGAGATTGAGCTAACGTCAGTACAGTTTAACAGTAGGTCGGTTCCTGCGGGGACAAGCTTAGACAATGATTTTGCAACGCTGGTATTTAAAGTTCCTGTGTTTGTGAATCCGCCAGCAAAAGTTAAGCGGATCAAAATCGTGGAGCAAATTGTGGCGTCGGTGTTTGATCTTGACGTAACAAAAGATGAATTAAAAAATCTGCTTGACCCGCTACACAACTGTTTCACCGAGCTTGACCAAATCATCATTACGCCAGGAAATCATCTTATCGGGGTGAGCGAAATATCTTCCACTGCAAGTAGGATTGAATTGTTGACCGCTGGAGGTGATAGCGATCCTACATTAAGCTGGGAGTCGTTGTTCTCAGTGTATGGGCGTGTTGATCCTGAGACTACAAATTTACGGTTGAAAACGTTAAACGATATTGAAGACACGTCTGGCGATATTTTAGGCTCGCTTGAGATTAGCAGCACAGAAAGTAATATAGCGACCTTTGTTGTGGATCAAGATAGCTTGCCAACTACGATAAGTGGTGGACCAGTGTTGGACATTATTGATCCCCAAAATGTGTGGCCAGGCAATGGTCTACCTGCTGCGGCTGCTGGACAGCGTTATATGCTTTTAGGCGGATACACAGCCGGTGAGGAGCCCGCTATACCAGCAAATGCTACTGGACCGTGGGGATCTGTTGTGGCATACGAAAATGATATTATACAATACAATGGTGCAACGTGGTCTGTGGTGTTTGATTCGGTTGCTACGACTACGGTTGCTTATGTTGTGAATACTGCTGACGGTCAGCATTATAAATTTGATGGTACACAATGGTTATACACATATTTGGGAGAATACAATCCAGGTTATTTTCGGATTGAAATGTAATGGATCAAAAAAGCGGGTCGGGAGCCCTTTTCTTATGTGCTAAGACAGGCCGTGTCCTGCTCAATTTGCGCGCACCCTATAAAACACATAACATGACCTGGAGTCTCTGGGGAGGCATGCTTGAAGGTGAAGAATCGCCGAAGGATTGTCTCATGCGAGAACTAGAAGAAGAAATGGGTTTTGTGCCTGAGATTAGTAAAATTTATCCTTTTGATATTTACGAGAGTCGAGACAAAAATTTCCGCTATTATACGTTTATATGCGTTGTTGGTGAGGAGTTTATCCCAAAAATTAATAAAGAGGCGGTGGGGTATTGCTGGATAAAATTAGGTCAGTGGCCGAAACCCATGCACCAAGGCGCACGTAATAGCCTCTGTACGCAAAAGGCACTTGCGTTATTAGAAATTATTTTGGGGCAACACCAGTAATTAGTACAGTTGTGTCCATACTGCATCGGCAGTAGTACCAATAAATGCAGCACCTACTCCAGCCGCAATAGCAACCGCAGTATCTGCACCTGCTCCCGCATCATCTCCTGACGCTGGGAATACATCCATGCTATTTGCACCGTCATTCTTAATATAAATAATTGTGCCAACCGCAAATGTCGCCGGTAATGTCGCTGCGTCACCTGTAGTAGCTACTGTACTATAAATATTATATGTTGAGGTTATTACGCCATTACCTTGTGCTGATCCTGCATCTGCTGTTAGACCTGCTGCTGTGGAACTTAGGAATGAAGTTGAAGACAATACACCTGTGGATGGATTGAATGATAGTTTTGTGCTTGTTGTGTATGTTGGTAAATTACCTGTATTAGCAGTTACCCACGTTGGATACATTACAGCACTTGTTGATGTATCATCTGTAATAGTTACATTAGTCGCTGTTGTTGCAGTTAACGCTGTTCCTGCTGTAGTTGTCAATACAGTACCTGCAAGATCAGGAAATGTAAATGTGCGTTGTGTGGTTGTGCTAGATGTATCTAAAACTACTGATCCTGTAGTACCAGCAACCTCAAAATTGCCGCTACCTACGTCAACAGTATAATCCCCAGTTTGAATTTTTTTGTATGTCATACAAGTATTTATCAAGAATACAGTGGATTTTCTTTGAGACAAAAAGAAAGGGGCTTGCGCCCCTTTCTCACTTTGCTTTCTATTGCTCTATTTTAATAGAACGTTAGACCTGTCACAGCAACCTGTGATAGGTAGTCAGCAGCATTACCTAGGGAGTTAGCTGTGTTAGTTAGCTCCTGGTAACCATAACGTGTCATGAAGCTGACCACTGGCTCAAAGGTTGATGGATCCATTACTGGTCCGGTGCTCATTAGAGGGATGTATGGGCAGTAGAACGCCGCTGCATCTGTCTCTGTTGGGCCCTTATAGCCTAGTAGGACTGTATCATCTGCTGCATACTGGTCAACAAACACTCTCATGCTGTTGTTCAGTGTACCTACTAACTTGGTGTTAGTTGGTGCTTCAAATGTACCTTCAGTTGTACGTGCAAACGATGAAGTTGTAGCCGACTGCAATACGGTCAATGCAGTTGGGGAAACAACACACCAGTTAGCTGCGCCACGACGTGTGCGTGAAGCAACTAGGTTAGCCTGTTGGTTGATCATTACTGCTAGAGCAGCATGTTCGTCACCAACGTATGTAGCTGTACCGGACACTGCTGTCTGGTCGTATGTAGCTGCGGCTGCACCAGATAGTGCGCGTAGGTTGTTTAGCATTTCCTGGTCGATTTCAACTGTGATCTCTTGGGCTAGTGCCTGCATGATTTCAGCTTCAATGTCGATACCGTGAACTGCGGATGCATCCTGTGCGGCTTCAAAAGTCCAACGTGCAGATAACTTACGTGTCTTAGCTTCTACTGTCTCTTTCAAGATTTGGATGCTTAGACGGTTACCAGCTGCACCTTCCAATGCTGCTGTAGAAGCTGCACGGGAACCTGCTGCGTTAGATACTTCGTTACCGGAGTATGCACGAGCAATATCAAACGGGGATAGTGCTTCTGTACCAGCGGTTACACCAGATGCTGTATCAGCATAACGCACACGCAAGGTGTGAATCTGACCAACAGGGCCAGTCATAGGCTGTACGCCTAGGATTTCGTTAGCGATAACAGTAGGCATAACACGACGGATTAGCGGAAGCATAACCTTATTCAATGTTGCAATGTTACCAGCACCTGTAGCACCAGCTGTTGCTGATTCTGTCAAATGCCTGCGAGTGTTCTCAAGGACAACACCCATTGTCTCGCGGCGGGAACCGGAAAGACCTTCCATAAGGGCTTCTTTAGTAGCACCCCACTTGTTTTCAAATAGCTTATTGGCCATTAGTTTTCTCCTTACTTTAAAATTACTTGTTATTAATGCCGGCTAATTTTCTTAGCTCGCCAATTTCTACAGCCAGGGAGTCATCCTCCTGCTGTTGGGCAGGATTAGCCCTTCTATCTCCAGTCTTTGTAGTTCTTACTGATTCTTTCAGCGGTCTACGTTCTGTAACTGTCTGTGTTGCCTTCTTTTCGTTAAGCACGGCTGGTAGGTACTTTTTAAAGCCCTCATCCAGTTTGTCGGTCTTAACAGTTTGCAGTAACTCTGACATCACTTCGCGCTGTTGCTTACCTAGAGGACTTAGTAGCTCGTTCAATTTCTTGTCACGAGTAACGCGATCCTGTGTAGCAGCCAACTTACGCTCTACTGACTCTGTGAGTTGTTTTTCTTTTGCTACTATTACAGTAGCTTCTTCTAACTTCGCTTCTAGCATCTTAGTCTGCTTCTGCAACTTAGCAATTTCGCCTGCCTCATTGAGGTGGGAGCCCATATACTCTGTTACAAAACTTTCAAAGATCCTACGACCAAAGTCGTTCTCACGGGCTTCACGAATGTCTTTACGGAAAGACTTAATCTCGTTGGCTAGTGTAGAATTAATTTGCTTTTCGATAAGCTTTGCAGCCTTCTTAACAAACTGTGCTTTTGTCTCTGCTAGTTCTTTCTTGCCTTCGCGAATGATTTTTACTCGCTGTTCAGCAAGGGTCTTCTTGTCTGAGTGGAATTCTTTTACCTCTTCAGCTAGTTGCTTCAGTACGAAACCTTCTAGCTTGCTGACGTTTGCTGCCTGCTTGTTACGATCTTCGCGCAATTCCTTAACCTCTTTTGCAAGAGTTGCTGTTAAGAACTTTTCTAAGACCTTAATGTGTTCTGCAACACGGGCCTTATACACGACTCTCTCTTCTGCAAGCGCCTTTTTGTCAGTGGCGAATTCTTCCATCTCAGAACGGACTTTATCATTTAGAAATTTGTCTACTGATTCGATCATAACAGACTTGTCATGCTCAAACTTTTGGGCAAACTCTTCACGAAGCTCGGCGGTAACTTCTTCCTTCGCTTCAGCAAGCCTGGCGGACCACGCCTCCTGAATAGAAACCCTTGCCTCTTCTGGAAGCTTTAGGTCTTCTGCTAGGATATCTTCGAACTTTCTCATGTGTCGTTCTCCTTATATCTTTAATTCTTTAATAAATTTTGCGATATCCTTTGCAAGATACCTTTTTGCAACTTCACTATGTGTAGCGTCTACTGCAAGATCATACATTGTTTGCCCGCCGCGCATATTAAACAAGCTCTCATAAATGGTCTTTGGATATGCATTAGGTGCTGATGGTTGCGCAACTATATCGACCGTAACGATCTCAAAGTCACTTACTCCGCCAGAATTTCCTACATTACCTGAACCGCGAGAGCTAACGCCTAGTTTTGCGCCAGCTTCTAACAACGTTCTTACAATATTGCCAGTGGGTGTTGGGATAATCTTTAGCTTACCATGCCCATCGGCACCTTCCATCCACATAGTTTCGATGATGTGACTCACGCGATCTAGGTTGATGGAAAGTTCCTCTGGATGGTCTAATTCGCCAAGAACGGTTTCTCCCGTCTTTATACGCTCATTAATTTGGACAACTGCCTTATTAATTTCGTTTAAAGGATATACTCTTTGATTCTGATTTTTTACATCGCCTTGGATGAAAATTCCCTTCATAAAAAGGTCTTTTCCACTCGATTCTAAGACTATGTTAGCCTTATCGAACGACATAAATTCATATAATTTATTTGACATTATCCTTTCCTACACACTGTTAAGTTAGCTTGCACCCTTTGGTGAACCCGCTGAACCTAGTGGGCTCTTTGGATTAACTGCGCCCTTTTTCGAACCCTTATCAGTGCCAGCGAAGCCGTCAGACTTTGCAGTCTGCTTCTTCTGTGGTGCATCAATGTTATCGCTAGGTGTGCTTTCTTTACCTTGACCAGCTTTGAAACCTGACTCGTCGCCACCCTTAGCTTGCACTGGCTTGCCGCCGTGGTCTGCTTTGCGTGTTGGACGTGAGAATGGAGCGTTTACATTAGTTGCGCCAATCTTGGAATTTTTGCCTGTACCGGAAAATTTGCCTTCTTTATCCATGCCTGGGGAAGGGACTTCATCCTGAAGCTTTGTTGCTTCTTCAAGATCATCAAAATCCTCTTCTTCAAAGCCTTCGTCGTCTGCTGCGAATTCGTCTTCGTCGCCGAAGTCACCTTCGTCTTCAAATCCTTCTTCACCTTCGTCTTCAAATCCTTCGTCTTCAAGACCTTCTTCGTCGCCTACTAGGGCTTCAAATTCTGCGCTTAGTTCTGCGAACCTTGCTTCTAGGTCTTCAACACGGTCTTCAATCTCTTCTTCTCCACCTTCTTCGTCTTCAAATCCTTCGTCGTCTAAGGCTGCTTCGTCGTCTACTTCCTCATCATCATAGATTTCGTCGGCTTCGATTTCGTCCTTGTCAGATTCAATTTCATCTGCAAAGTCTTCTTTCTCGTCCCCACCAAAATCCTCGTCTACTAGCTCTTCGTACATTGTACGAGCTTTTTCGACGATTAAGGAATGTAGAATTTCGGAAGCCGCATCAGTCTCTTCGTTGATCAACAGATCTAGGACCTGCTCAAGCTTTTGGCGATGTGACATCTTTAATTTCTCCTTGTTAAATTAAATAGGCAATATTGCAAAGTATTACACCTATATTTAACAGATGAGAGAAAAAGAGTAGGATTATGCACCAAAAACGGTCGTTTTTAGCACTAAATGTATTTAGCAAAAAGGAATGCTAGTTAAAACAGCGTTTTAAAATCCGCCGCCGTCGTCTTCTGGTGATGCACCATACATACGCTTAACAAAGTCTTTTTGAGCCGACATTTCTAGTTTACGTAGTTCGCGGATTTTACGCAGTTTGTTTAAGTGGCGTAATGTTAACCGAGGGCGGCGCGTGTCTGATATCTCAGTTTTATTCCGCTCGTCATCTTCCGGGAAATAATTTTCATTCAATAAGAATTTACGTAGGTCCATAGTATTATTTATCTTTTATAGTTGTTCGCCGCCAGGTCCGCCTGCAGGTTCGCCGCCGCCTTCTTCGCCGCCGATATCTGCAAACTCTTCGCCGCCCATGTCGCCTTCATCACCTTCGCCTTCATCGCCCATTTCAAAGTCAAATTCTCCGCCTGGGGCGCCAACACCGACCGAACGTAAATCTGAGCTAGCCTGATCGTCCTGTGTCAAATGCTCAACGTCTTGCTCTTCACGCCACATGCGCTCATTCTCAGCCATTTCGTCCTCATCCATTCCTAAGAATCGCTTGAGAGCAAAACGCTTGGAAATAAATGGTACGTCTTTAACGCTATTAAATAGGCCAGCGCGTTGTGTGTATAGCTCGATTTCCCTGTACTCTGAGAAGTTTTGCGGCTCCATGAATTCGAGTTCAAAAATTGAGGTGTCAATTGTAACGCCTCTATGTTTTAGGAATAATTTGAATTCTTCGTCAAACACTGGAGCAAGCATACGCTGATAACGCTGACAGGTTCTAGAAAATCTGAACTCTTGTATAAATGCTGAACCAATACGACCGTCATTGTATGCATTAGAACCGTCATCTGGTCCTGTTGGTAGGTAGCCCGAAGGAACACCTAGGCCACGTAGCATCTTATTATTAAAGTATTTTAGATCGTCAATTTGACCTAAGCCTTCGCCGCCAGGTAGTGTTTCCACTTTTGATCCGCGACCATCTGCTGTCGTTGCAAAGTAGTAATCTTCAAGCATCGACATTGGATTATACGCTGCGTCTGAGATATTTTGTCCGCCACCTGTACGTGATGGTATGCGCTTCTGCTGCACCTCATAACGTACACGCTCTAAGTATTGTGCTGCCTTATTTGGTGGCATTGTACCTACGTCAATATAAAATATTCTACGTTCTGGGGCACGGTGAACACGATAAATTAGGATCGAATCTTCTAGCAATTCTTTTTGCTTGTATACCTTAAACACTGCCTCAAGTATACTAATGCCGAAGGGCCAGGAGTTGTTCATGCCTTCTGAGAGTGATAAATGAACAACGTGTTCTGCGTCTACAGGTGCTGCTGGTTGTTGTGACTGGTTGCTACCAGTCGCCATTACATTGCCGTAAGATGATCCTGAGGAATAATTTGCTTGACCGCTATAAGGTGCGTTAGGGAAGATTGTGTCTTGAGCATTGTAGCCCATTTCAGTCTTCTTCATTGTATTCGTTGCTGTAAGGGACTGTAGATTTAGATCTAGTTCCCTTGCATAATAAATTTCGATTTTCTTGCCTTCACTTTCGTTGACCAACACCTTCTCTACGGTCGAAGGGTCAACCCAGTATAGCTTAAAGGTCTCAGGATCACGAATGAGGAATTGGTCCCCGTACATAAGTGTAGAACGGAACATACGCCACATGCGCTTTGAAAATTCATTTAGATTTGACCACTGCTTTAGTGATTCATCTATGATCTGTATTTCAGTTGGGGTCGCTTCATCGAGATAAACTACCTTGAATGGAACTTTTGTATTTTCATCGAGGTGAGTTGAGAAATCAGCAATTGTGTCTAGTGCTGCGCAAACTTCGTGGTCAAGGTCCATCTGCTCATACTGCATATAGCGCATAAGACGATTAGGTGGTCCTTGGTAAAATTCAGGTAGCCATGAGCTAAACTTGCTCACAGATGATGCCATCGAAGTACCGCCCGTATTTTGCACTGGCATTACTGAGTTAGCTGGTTGAAAAAACTTAGTCCACGACATATTTGATCCCTACGTTATCACTACACTTATTTATCACATTATCAGATAGCCGTGCTAAATTTTAATACAGGTCGCCGCCGACTTTTCTCAGTAGTTTCTTATCTATTAGAAGAGACTCAGACAATAGCCTTGCAATTTCTCGTAATATCTCTTCACGATCCTTCATTGTGTCTATCTTCTTTTGTTCTGCTTGGCTTATCTGGGCATCTGCTTCTGCTTGCTCTTTTTTCTGTATTGTTACTTTTTTTGGGTCTTGTGCTGTTCCAGGAATTTTTTCAGGCATTTCCTGCGTTTCTTCGGGTGAGGTATTGTTCATCGAAAAACCCCGTCTTGCATTATTCTCTAGTTCTGCTCTGCGGGCATTTTCTTCTGGAGTCCCGAATATTGCTTCTTTCATGCCGGTGAACAACCAAGCACCAACTTTATTCATAATAGGTTCGATTGCATCTATTATTTCTTTCCAGAAGTTTTCCATTCCGCCTGGTTCTGAAATTTTAGCTAACCAATTTGCTAAATCTTTTGCTACACCAGCCGCAAAGTCTAATACCTTTGTAAACCCATCCTCACCTGTTAAGCTCTGTATGAATGAAATAATAACTCTATCAAACATAACTTTTAGTTTTGCTAGAGAGTTATCAAAATCTACAGCCGTTTGTGCGGCTATTCCAGCTTGTTCTATGTATTCTTTTTGCGTCACCTTGTAATTCTTATCAGCAAGTTTCTTTGCTCTCCATTCTTCTTCTAAGCGTTTCAGATTCCTTTCCTGCATATTAAGTTCTAAATTAGTAGAGCCTGCTAGTTTTAGTGCTAGATCAGCATACTGTCCACCAGCACTACCAACACGCTGTAATATATGGTGATCTTGTCTTAGTGCTTGTGCTAATTTAACCCTATTAGCATCTTGTTGCTCCATGGTTAAGGTCACACCTCTCTCGGCGGCGTCCTTCTGTTGCATAGCAATATCTTCCATTGCCTTAGCAACATGAGAGGCACCTGTAGCCTGTATGTCTTGTAAATATTGCGTATTCCGTGGGCCATAAATATTAGACATCATCTCTGCCATGCCACCTTGCATCTCAGCAGGCATCCAAGCAAGATTCTGTAGGTTAGCTTTATATGCTGCTGCCTGTTCTTGGCTAAGTCCAGCCATATATGCTTCTACGTCAGCCCTTGCTAATAATGCTTTCTGTTCTTCTAGCATTTGCTGCCGTGTTTTATTTGTTATCTTTGAGAAAATACTCAATGCCTTAATATTTCCTGCCACAGCCTCTTGCATTTCTTTTTCGTTTCGTTTGTCAAACATGCCACCCATTCGTCGCATATCTAACTCTGCTGCGGTATATTCAGCAGCTTCAGCAACAGTTACAGCATACTTTTTCAGCACATTGTTTGCGCCGCCTAGACCTGCTGCTATGTCTGAGAATGTCTTTAAACCGAAATAGCCAATTGCCTGTGCTGATCTGCCAACAGCCGCTTCAAATTCTTCCATAGTCAAAGACATGTTGGATGACATAGCTATCATATTTCTGACCGAATTAGCGTATCCTATACCTACCTCGTTCAACGAAACCATAGTTTTCAGCGTATTTGTGAATACCTTCCAAGCTCTACCCACAACTGCACTAAGTAAACCAAAACCAGCACTCAATATTCCTACTACGGGATTTAGCTTTGAGAGTTTACCTCCCAGATTGCCAAACATACCAGCCACTTTACCCATCGGTGCATTAATTTCACCGATGCCACCACCAATCATGGAGCTAATGCCACCGATTCCTGATTCAACACCGCGGCCTGCTTTCCATGCCTTGCCACGATACCGATCATTTACATCTTTGTATTTCTCAGAGGAGGCAAATTTTCTATTTGCTTTTTCCGCAGCGATTCTTCTTTTCTCTGCTTTCTCTTCTGCTTTAGTAGATTCTTTGTTGCCTTTGACTAGTGCCTTAAGTTCAGATAAGGAGCTCTTTTGTTGTTCTCTTGACTTGTTGGAATTTTTCGCAATGTTATTTAATGCCTTACCAGCATCTTTAGCTTGCGTTTTAGTGACTGCACCTGTGCTTTGCATCACTCTCAAAAGATCAGAAAGCGTTTTCTCGGTTGCCCACTCAGGTAAACCGTCTATAATGTTCTGAATGTCATTAATGTCTGCCATTTTTCAATTCCAAGGTTATCTACGTAGATAAATAATGCTATACGCAATTACTATTATTTATCAACAAAAAGGTACACCATAATGGCACAGAAAGAATCCAATCCACTACAGAGCTTTTTTAGGTCTCCAGAAGCATACGTATCGCTTCCGTCGAGAGGATACTTCTATCCCAAAGGAACATTAGAGGTAGAAGAAGGTGAATATGAGCTAGGTATTTTGCCTATGACTGCACAAGATGAAATGATGCTAAAGAATCCCGATGCGTTACTTAGTGGTGAAGCTATCTCATACGTTATAAAGAGTTGCGTCCCTCAGGTCAATGTTGTTGATCGTTTGTTAGAATGCGACATTGAAGTAATTATGTTGGGCATACGTAAGGCTAGCTTTGCTGAAAATGCTACGATTGGTGTTTATTGCCCAGAATGTGACGCAGAAAATCACTACGATATTAATCTCGATGTAGTTATCAATAAGGCACAAACGCTGGAAGCTGAATACAACACAATTGTTCAAGGTGAGATTACAGTGTATGTCAAGCCTAATAATTTTAAAGCCCTTGTAAAACAATACCAGTCTCTATATGAGGCAGGCAAAATACAGCGGTTGTTACAAACCTCAACTACAAACGATGACCAAAGACTTTCATTATTATCCAACGGTATTAAAAAGATGAGTAAGATCAACTTTGAATTACTTGTAGATAGTATTGATAAGATTGTATATACTAACGCAGAAGATGAGTTAGTAGAAGTTAGTAATAGAAAACATATTTCGGAATTTTTACAAAATGTTAAGAGTTCAGAAATAGATAAAATAGATCAGTTACGAATGGAAATTGCTAAAACTGGTATAGCTAAGACAGCCCCAGTAACATGTACAACATGCCAACATGAATGGGATGCTCCGTTAGAGTTTAATCCCATGTCTTTTTCTTCCGCTTTCTAATTTCGGCACCCCCGGAAGAAATACAGAAGCTATTAGAAAGCTATAGAAAAGATATTATTTCTGTTAGACAACAAATGACCGATATCGTGTATGAATTCAACGGTGGAATTACGTGGTCAGAAGTACATGAGATATCAGCAGCAGAACGTAACAGATTTATAACATACATAAACAAGAAAGCACAGGACAAGACAGGTAAGGAGTGGATGTAATGAGTTGGTTAGGAAAAAATATAAAAGGCACGAAGCTTGAGAGCATAGATGCACCAGTGGACATTCCGCTAACAAGCGATGTTGCTTGGTTCATGTATCCAAAGTATAATTGGGTATACTCTACATCTCGTTTACTAGAAATGCAAAATATTGACTGGTCACCACTATACATGCCAGGAAAATCCTGGGCTGTGCCTGAGATGACAGACTCATGGAAAGAGACAAAGAAATTTTCTCCTGTAGACTATTCAGCAAGCTCAACACCAGGGCAACCGCTGTTCGGACATATTTTCATCACGCCTATGGTCGGCGAGCGTCTAACCACAGACGTAGCAGTGCTAAAAGGTGAAATGAAATGGGCAGCACATCATACAGTAGACGAGCAGGGTAACAGAACGTTAGTGGATGGTTTGCGGGGCGACGTTGAATTGCGTATCTCTGCACTAACAACGCTGCATTTCCGTAAGTTCGCTGGTGTTATCTCGGTCGATACTATTGGACACGATATTGTTTGCGCACGTTTGCACATGACTGCTGACATGGTCGATCAGTATGAAGCTGATTGGCTGAAGAAAGTAATACGGATTTATAACAGACGTCCATGGGGCAAATAAAATATCTGACACTGATTTTAAAATAGGGGATTATGTAGAAGTTGATCTCTGTTGGGGATTGCGCGCTATCGGGAAGGTCGCTAGTGATATAGGCGGACCGGGGATTGGTGCGTGGTCTACAACAGAAATTTCTGCCGACAGTCACGCCATTCGATTCTTAGATGGATCAACATACAATTGTAAGCTATCTGAAATGAGGAAACTAAGTGATAAAGAACTATTCGTCCTGAAACTTAAAGGTGATGATGATAGCGCGGCTATATATTTAGTAGAAGACAATAACTAATTTACGAATACTCCATCCATAACTACAACAACTGTAATATTATAACTATTCGCAAAGCTACGCTTTGTAGCTTTCGTGTTTTACTCGTTTCGTTTCACTCCACTTCGTAATAACACTCAGCTATTTAATTTATTATTTTAATTATTTAGGTCAGTCCAATGTTGCTTGTTTTGGAGCCATATTTCGCCCGTTGCCGGGCGAAAGAAGTATATTTGAACCAACGTGCTGGTTTCATCACCACCCCGATTTGAGACTGCGGATCCTGGAATAATCCTACGTGAGGCGGACACCATTGACCTCTTAACCATTTCGTCTACTCATCAAGTAGAATGTCGCGACCTACGCCACACTAAATCACAGGCAAAGTGTGTGTAAGCTGGTGTTGTATCTGTTTCACAGAGCACCATCCTTTTTGAAGTCCTTGTATTACAGTTAAGTCTCCACGGTGATACCCCTGAGGGATAGCACTTCGTCTTTGCATACTACCTATCTATCAGGTAGAGATGTAATTAACCAGATTACCAACGATGGACATAGTATTAATTTTCTACCAAGGACGTCACTCCCGGCACTCACATCACAGTGAGATACTCCTATACGCTGAACTTCGGAATTTGTGTATTTTGTTGCGAGCATGTCTTCCAAAACATGCAAGGTAGCGACCCAGTATCTGAGTGCAACGCCCCTACGACGGCACCCTCAAGGGCTTTTATTCTACAGTGCTACTTGTAAGTTCCATAATTATTACCAAGGTTCTTATTTGGGATTTTATAAGTTTTTTTGAATTGTTTGGGTATCAGTTTGGGTCTGTATACGCCGAGGGTTCTTATATTTTATGCGGGTACCAGTGTTGTCTGTGTACACCTGTATTTATACGTTGTTATCGTTCCATAAGTGAAAAAAGGTTATTCAAAAAAGAAAGAATCATCTTCCTCTAGCACAGTGGATAATAAGTATCCGTATGCGTTATTATAGCTTATTATTGGCGTCTTGTCAAGCATACCAGCTTCCAAAAACGCAACGTCTTTGACCCCGTTGTATCTTATAACGAGAATCATCTGTTTGTTTGCAGAAGACGCATCCTGTCTCGCTTTTTTGAGCCAGTCGTCCCATGCTGTTACTTTTTGTAGCATAATGGAAGCAAATGAAGGCGGAGATTTATAATGCTTACATTCGACTGAGAATTTAAAATTCCGCGGACAAATTAAATCACCGTATACAGCATAGTCAGTGTCATACACCTCCATGCGGTTTACATTAGTGCCACCGAAAAACGCACCGGAGTCTGGATTACGCCTAAAACTTTTTTCGATATTGGTGTAATCCTTAAAACGGTCAGATAGCAAATTCGCTATATTGCGCTCATAATTATTGCCTTTTTGCTTACCGTTTACAGCCATTATATTACGTCCTCAACATCGCCCTCATCAAAACTTGTAAAGCCACCTTCCTTAATTACTCGTAACACACTATTCACACGTCCTACTAATTCATCGCGGTGACTAATAAGGAAAATATTGCGTGTACCGTCACGGCACATCTTTTTCAAAACCGAAAGTGAACTCTCAACACCAGCAGTATCCAAACCACTGTCAATTAGCTCGTCAATAAACAACAAGTTGATAGGCGAATTCAAACTCTCATACACGTCCCTAAATGCCCAGCTCAAGCTAAGTATCAACCGTGTGCGTTCACCCCTGCTCAAATTGTCAAAGTCTAAGTCACGACCATGTTCTTGTATTTCTACAGTGAGGTCAGATTGAAATTTCACCTTGTGTGGCAGACCTATGCGTTCCAAATAATATTCCAAACGCGAATTCAAATAGCTGAGGTTCTGGTCAATAATTTTGCGACGGATAAAGCTATCCTTGTTTGTTAGTAGTTTATGCAAAAATTCTTGATGATCGCGCAGCACCGTAAGCTCATTCATGACCGTAAACGTCACCTCTTGTAACCCAGTGTCTTTCATTTGCTCGATCTGATCCAAAAACGGATTCTCACGCTCCGCCTCAGTTGTAAGCGTGTTCTCTAAACTTTCCAAGCTTGCACGGTGATTGTATGCGTCTTCGATATCATCGTAAAACGTTGCAGGTTCATCACCGACCACAACCTCAGCAATAGCAGCATCCAGTTCTTCAAGCTTGCTTTCATGCTCTGCAATCTTTGTAGCAAAGCCTGCACCCTTAGCCACTGCCGCAGCCTCAATCTCTTTGTGCTTCTCATCCTCAAGTGTGTGACCGCACGTAGGGCAACTTTGATCGCGGATATGATCTAGTTCTTTTAGCACAACGTCATAATTTTTCTGATTCGTTTTCAGTAAACTCTCAACCGACGACCGCTGGCGTGTAAGCTCGTTTAGCTGACGCTTTGCAGCCTGCGTTATTGCAAGCTGTTTGTGGTTTGCAATCTCATCGTCAATGTTTATATCGCGCAACACCTCAATGGCGGATACAGTCTCCTCAAGCTTGGCTTGGTGTCCACTGTTCCATGCGTTAGATTTTATACCAAGCGACCGTATGTTATCCTCAATACGTTTGTTAGCTTCCTTCACTGCTGTGATGCGGAATTCTTCTTCCTTGATACTGTCCTTTGTCATGCGCAACTGCTCTTTCAGTATCACAGCCTTTTCGCTCAGTTTCGTAATACCAAGTAGCTGTTCAATAATGTCACGCTGGTCGCCCGACCTCATGCTTAGGAATGGCTCGCTGTAGGTGTTTAGCGCAACAATATTTTTAAACATCGTGTGACTCAAGCCCAGCGCACGTTCCAGTTCCTGCTGCGTTACCCTGCTGTCACCTTGCGATTCATCTTCCTCACCTTCATCTTCACCTAGCTCTTTACCACCAACAAAAAATGAAAATTTGTTAGGGCGTCTGCTACGTTCAACGCGGTAGTCAATGCCGTCCTTGGAAAAATCCAGCGTGACGATCATTTGCTTGCCGTTAGTTTTGTTAATCAAATTATCCTTGCGTATGTTAGTCAACGCTGAACCATATAGGCCATAGGATAGTGCATTTACAATGGTGCTTTTACCCACACCGTTGCGCGAATCATTACCACCGAGGTCTAAGTTTTCACCAAGCACAAGGACCAAATCCTGATTCTCAAAATTAATGCTTTGTGTAACCTGCCCGACGGACATGAAGTTTTTTATTGTAATATTTTTTATTGTAATCATAAGTTACTATAAATCTCAATCAATTTGTTTTTATCAAAATTTTGACTGTCTATCGCCGTAAGCTGATCTGTAACAATCTGATCCACTGTTTCAAACGTAATGTCACCTGAATCAGTGTTTATAAGATCCTCATCCTTCTTAGGGATCAAACGTAGCTCACGTATGTTATAGGTTTCCTGAAACGTCTCACGCAAAAAATTTGCCTCCTCATACGAGATGTCCACATCCAGCGTAACTTTTGCATGTGTATACTCGTTCAAGTATTTGTCAGGATACTCCAGTAGCTCACTTAGGTTCAGCGTAATGTACCGAGGTCCATTTTCCCAGTCTACATATTCGGGGACACCACCCCATTCCAAAAACATTGCGCCACGTTCAAAATCCCAAATGTCAGCATAGTTATGACCAAAGGGATTCCCAACGTAATGTACTTTGCCTCGTTGCTGGCGTTTGTGAAAATGGCCTGAGAAAACATATTCCTGGTTTATAAAATGTGTTTCTTGTAGTGTACCATGATCTGGCATCGAGACCAGCGCGTTCATATAAAAATGCGGTATCTCAAAGTGACCAAACATGTATTTCGACTTTATTTTCTCAATGTCTTTCCACTCGTTAGCCACAAGCCACGGAACAACCGCAACATCACCTTCGACTAATATTTCATCCACAACAACAATATTGGGGAATTTGTGTAACATAGGCAAGGAATGCATGTCACGTTTTTCCCTGTAATATAGATCGTGATTGCCAGTAATGAAATACACTTTTTCAAAAGTATTGTTGAGTGTCTCTAAATTATTGAGTGTGTAGTTGAGTGTGGTGACGTTTATAGACGCACGATGATGGTGCCAGTCTCCTAAAAAGAAACATGTATCACATCCGCGCGCTTTTGCTTCCTCACAGAACCATTCCACAAAACGCTGACAATCGTTGTTATGTTGCCGCGAGTTATGCTTCAAGCCAAAGTGTATATCCGTAAAGACCGCTGCCTTCTTAAACAACTGCTCTTGAGCCATTCCTTAATCCTCGTTTTCGATATTCGATTCGCGCAGTAGGCGCAGACCTTCCTCATATTGTATTTGTTTTGAGAAGCTCGGCGTTTGTCCTCTGCTAATGAGGATTTCATCACGCACATTTTGATTCTTCTTTTCGATATTCAACACCCGTGTAAACGTGTTTGAGATTGCAGCCGTGTAATACGCAAACGGGTTATCACTCTTATATTCGTTAAACTGTAGCCCCATAGATGAAAGTTGCAATAAGCTTTGCCCCTTCATCTCATCGAGATATGTATATGCGCGCCAGTTTGATCTTTGACTATAACGCTCTACAAGCAACATAAACATACGCGCCAGCGTGTCAGTCATCGCACCATGTGTCTGGCAAAATTCACCATTTTGACAATGGCTGCGACCAACCTCTATAGCCTTACCATCCTTCACAACATAGTGCTTGAAGGGAATAAAATTCAATCGCGCATAATGCTCTGCTTCTTTGCGCGGATTCTTCTTACGTCCAGGTTCGAGCGGTATGTGGGTGTAATCAATTACACGGTATACAAGCTCATCTGCTGCTAATGTTGTAGGATCAATTTTATGGTCGATCAACCGAGGTTTTGCAGAAGGTGATCCTGTGTGTGCCTCTACGGCAGCTTTGTGATTTGCTTGTGCCAAACGAGCCGCTTTATTCTTTCTTGCTAATTTTATGGTTTCAGGCTCAAAAATTTCATCAAGTTCTTCTACTATTACATCATATTGGTGATAATGCGGGGCGGTGAATTCGCAATACGAGCGTTTACTTCTGTGTATTTCTTTTAATAGCTGTTTATTGCTTAAATAGTTAGTCTTAGCCATGTTCCTCCTTACGACTGCGTTCCTATTATTATAGCGTCTTTTCCACTAATTGTCAAGTCTTTTAACAGAAAATTAAAACTATATATTATTTATCAGGTAAATAGTATGCAACTGAGGAGTGTATTATGGAAGATAAAATGAGAGCAAGATTAGGACCGGCATCGAAAACTATTGCCGGTAAAACAGAGGTTCTTGGTCCTGCCTATTGCGATGAAAATATTCTAGCACCGCTTTGGAAAACTAGAGGTGTAGTCTGGCCATATACTCCAGATATCATGTTTGGCGCATCCGCAGAATATAATAATTTTCACTTTACACATAGCAACTATCCTTACCAAAATTACGTAAAATCTATGCCTGCGGAAATAACCGTGGTAGGCATGTTCACTGCACAGACTGTGTCTGAAGCTCGATACGTATTAGCTGTTATACACTTTTTACGTGCTATGACAATGATTGAATTTGGTGACGAAGCTGCCAAAGCTGGAAGGGCAGGCACGCCGCCTCCAGTATTACGATTCAACTATATGGGTGACCATCAATTTAATAATGTGCCGGTTGTCGTGTCTACTGTGAATTATCAATTAGAACGAGATATAGATTATGTATCTGTTCCTGGTCCCAATAATACTACTAGTTATGTACCAACATCATTGAATATGACCGTAACCTTACTTGTACAACAAAACCCATCAAAAGTACGCAAGGAATTTGACCTTGCAAAATTTAAAACAGGCGATCTACTTTCAAAAGGATTCTTATAATGTCACGTATTAACAAAGTAAGCAGCCCATATTACACCACTCCAATAAAAGATTTTTATCTTGATCTATGGAATGCAAGGGAAATTCCTGTCTCAGCTAATGACTATAAGATGATTCTTGAATCTAAATACGACAAGCGGCCAGACACCCTAGCACAAGACATATACGGCTCACCAAGACTGTGGTGGGTTTTTGCAGCGAGAAACAAAGATATTCTTGTTGATCCGATTGAAGACTTTGTTGCTGGTTTGGAAATTATTATTCCATCAGCCCAAGTAGTTGAGACACTAAGCTAATGCCGAGAAATGCCGACGAAACCAACCAGCGCGCCAACCTCGATGCCATTAATACACCTGACCCAGAATGGCTAGCAGCTAACACCGCATACCGACTTAACGGGAACTGGCAAACACCCATGCAAGGCGATGATCAGGCTGCACTATCATCATACACATATGCACTGGGCGGAACAGGATCAGACGGGTTGGCTGGGCGAAGCCAATATGGAACGTCTAGTATACAAATACAGGCGGGTACTGCATTATCCACGGAAAGTATAAGACTGTCAAAAGAATCAAAATCAGAATCAGCATCTGCATCTGCATCTGCAACAACCGAAACGATAAAACCAAAACAGCCTAGATTAACAAATGAAAAAGAAGAAGATAGTATACAATCAAATGTGTTAGATGAGTATTCTAATTACACATACCATTTTCGTTTATATCTGGCAAGAGAAGAAGCTGTAATAGCAAAGAATGTAACAGCAGAAGATATAAGAGTATTAGCTGAATCTGGCTCCGGTGAAATGGGTATTACAAGTGTAAATATTGAATCTATTATTGGTATTACGAGAGAAACAGGCACTGGTACATCGTGGAAGTTTGATATGGTATTACAAGAGCCTCTTGGAGCAACGTTCCTCGATAAAATTAGTGCCTATGCAACTGAATTTGGTATCAAAAACTTTCGCGCATTTCCGTACTTTTTAGAACTATCTTTTCGTGCTCGCAATCCAGATGAGGGCGGGGACTTCAAGCCAATAACAGATGGTACTCTATCGAACCAAGTTTGGACATGGCCAATCTATATATTACAAACAGCAATTAACATAAGCGGAGGCGGCAGTACATACGACATAAGCGGAATAATTGCAGGCGATAAAGCAAGCTCTAACCATGCATCAGATCTCAGTGAAGTTTCGGCGCTCCCTGCTGCAACTGTCGGAGAATATTTTAGTAATTTGGAGAAATACTTGTATGCTCGTCAACTAGAAAAAAGTTTCTCATCAAAACAATTATATCCAGATGAATATAAATTTATTATTGACAGCGATGTAGCAAAAGAAAAAATAATCCCAGACAATCTAGAAGATACACCTGGCCGTTCGAATACATTTATTGTTGAAGATGGAAAAACTATCGCAACATTCTCAAAAGGCACGTCTATTGCGAAGATTATAGATACAGTTCTTTGTACAACAACATACTTTCAAGAAGCTGCAAGCGCAGTGGATGATGCAGATTCTATAGGTCAACCAGGACAAACCAGTAAGGTACAGAACCAAAAACTATGGAAAGTAATAACAGATGTAGAAATTATCCAGTACGATGAGAGACGCGGAGATTATCAATTACGATACAAGTATTTGATCGTCCCGTATGGAAAACCCACACTAAAAAGTAAATCAAACGATAGTTCAGAATTAACAACAAACCAACGAGTCAGTGATTTATTACAGAAACAGGTATTACGGAAACGATATGATTACATTTATACGGGTTTAAACGATCAGGTACTGGACTTCGATATAACATTCAATTTTCAGTGGTATTCGGTACTACCATATCAAGGTGGAACTAACAACTCTACAAACTATGAAGGCGGTGCCCAAATTGATGCCCAACTATTAGACAGTAAAAAAGCCGCAACTGTTAGCGGGTCTAACTCGCCAGAAGGTACTAATATATTTGTGACTGCTGATAACCCTTGGTCATTAAGTGGCACAACAAATACCGCAACAGATGTGAGTGCTGCGGCTGTTGATTTCACACAGTTAAATTATTCAGCAACCACTGACTCAACTGACCAAGCATTTAATATAGATGCATCCTCAGCAGTTTTAGGATCTTCAAATGCACTAACGCAGGGAATTGATACATGGGCATCAACTCATTTTGTAGATTTAGGTGCACAAGTCAGTGCAGCCGTTGGAATAACACAAGACAGCGAGTTATATTTAGGTGGTCAATCTTCAGAATCAAGTAAGGTACATGGTGAGCAGAGTCCGCTGGGACACCAAATGTTTACAGAAGCTAAACCAGGAGAAGGTAACGCTATTAGTTTAGGAAACATGTCTAACACAGGCCGCTCAATACTTAGTGCATTGATGGAAGATGCCATGTCCCCGGTGTCCGCGGATTTATTTAATATTGAACTGAAGGTGAAAGGTGATCCGTATTGGATTGAACCAGCACCGCTTGGTAAGAAATATCAATTTAATTCGCCAATGGACAGGGTTTTAGAAAGCAGAAATCCCATAGATGGAACCTACGACTCTGGTGCCATCGGAACAGTAGATACGGCAGACCAGGAAATATTCGTTTTATTCCGCAGCTTCTCACCGCAAATGCCAGATGCAGAAACAGGTCTAACACCTAAATTTACAACGAATACAGTATTAAACGGTGTATACGGTGTGCAGAAAGTTACACACGAATTTGCTGAGGGACAGTTTACACAAACCATAAATGCAATTCGCTTCCCACATATTAATTTACGTTATTTAGATGGCGATCTCGCAGGCCTCAACCCAACTCTAATAGACACAAGCAACGAAGGCACATAATGGCAAATATTTCAAGAACACACAAGGTCAGTCCTAACTTTGAGGACATGGGGAGAACCAAATCCTACACAGGCGTGTTCATGGGCATTGTCAAAGACAATCGCGATGTGCAGAAGATGGGTAGGTTACAAGTGTGGATTCCAGAATTCAACAGTGACCCCAAAGACGAACGAGGATGGTTCACCGTTAGCTACGCATCACCTTTCGCTGGCGCAACTAGCCCAAATAACCTAGGAACAAACGTCTCAAAAAGTTCAGACACCCAAACCAGTTATGGTTGGTGGGCTGTTCCACCTGACATAGAAAATCTTGTTGTCGTAACTTTTATTAGCGGTGATCCAAGCCGAGGCATTTGGTTTGGTTGTTTATATCAGCAAAACATGAACAACATGGTGCCAGGTATTCCCGCAGGCAAAAACTTTCAGAACACGCAAGATGTTCCGCTTATGGAGTACAACAGGCGCACCAAAGAGAAACCAAAAGATGACATGCTCCGCCCTGAGCTACCATCAGCAAAGGTAGGCATTGCAGCGCAAGGCTTGATAAATGACGCAATACGCGGCACAACAACTACTAGCGCAAGACGTGAAGCACCATCCCAAACATACGGATTTTTGACACCAGGTCCAGTTGATACAAGCAAGACAACGCAAGACTCGATAGACGGCAACGGGGGCAAAAGATTGGGCGGCTCATCTTTCTACTTGGATGATGGAGCAACACAAGAGCATGTGCGCATACGTACACGCAGTGGTGCCCAATTATTGATTGACGAGACAAACGGCATTGTGTATGCGATCAACAAGGCTGGCACTGGTTGGATACAAATGGACGCTGATGGCAACGTAGATATTTTTGGTGCGAAGTCGGTCAGTGTACGCGCACAAGAGGACATAAACCTACGTGCGGATCGTAATGTAAATATTGAAGCTGGTGATTCTATCAATATGAGAGCTGCAAGCGCCATAGCTGTACAAACTAATAGTTTTGATGTAAACGCTGATGCAGGAATTGTTTTTGATGCAGCAGGTAAGATGTCACTGAAAGGATTGCAGATACACGGTCGTGCAGATGCTGACGTAAGCTTTGACGGTGCAATGGTGAACATACAGAAAGGCAAAGCACAGCCCGCAGATGCTACACCACCAAGTACAACAAGCAAAACAAACGTGTTGGTTGGGTTTGAGAGCGATGGCTTTACAAGACAAACAGCAAGCTTAGACACGGTCGTCTCACGCCTACCTACGTATGAGCCGTGTCCTGACCACGTAAACAAAGGCACTAGCTAATGGGCTTGTGTTTTGACGTAGGACCGGCACTCCCTAGTTTTAGCAGTGTAACAGCCGCAATGATGGCACTCGCGCCAAGCACACCGCTGTTTACACCCATGACCTTGTCAATATCAGCGTTTCCATTTCCTATACCGTCAATGCCGAATCCATTAATGCCCTCAATGAGCAACATACCAATGGAGCTTAATGCACTGGCAACTGAATTTTTTGCAGGTTTACAACTACAATCACTAGCAACATTGCTTGATGGTATCGACAGTATTTTAGGCATTACGATTCCGATTCCAGATATCCCGGGCATAGGTGTAAGCTTTGTGGATTTGTTGACAGCTAACGCAAATGACTTAATAGCAGCATTAAAAGCACAATACGCAATAGCTGGTGATTTTTCATTCTTAGGATTTTTACAGCCGTTTGTTTCGGATCCATTATTCCAGGGCTTAGGAATTCCTGACTACGAATTTGGCGTAGCACTGCAAAATATTATACGTGGCTATACAAGCACAATCTATATGCTAATCTTTGGAGGAGCATCAGCAATCTCAGATGCGGTTGCTGCATTGGTGGGTGGCGGTGCAGTCGGCGGCGATTATATGCTTGCGTTTACACTATTATCTCTACCAACCACAGCCGATCTTTTAGCATTGCTCCCAGCTACGCCATCCTTAGCCGATCTAAAAGCGTTAGCAATCGCAGGCATCCCTGGTTTCCCTGGTGTGAACATTTCGGATTTGCCTGACCCACTATTTGCGGGCTTTGAAATTCCAGAATTAGAATTACAGGAAGGCATTAAATCACTACAGACGAAATGCTCGCAGTATTCCACAGACATGATGATGGGATGGATTAACTCTCTCCCGTTTATGGATTCCCTACCATGGCCAAATATTTGCCTTCCTGACGTAGGCGTCATAGCAGCCTAAAAAATGGGGGCCATTGCAGCCCCCACTGTATTACCGACGGGTAATCATCTTTTCGATTTCCACTAACGCTGATTTAGCGTTTGCAGCGTGGATATTAGAAAGTACATACCTCTTAGTAGTGTAATCGTACATTCCAAAATCAATGAGCTTGCCGTTGCGGCCGTCAGTCATTGGGTAGAACCGCTTATCTTTAGTGCGAGCATTAATAGATAACGCAGTGTCAGCAAGTTCGGAGAACCGAACCACGATTTCATTCTTTTTCATATCCATTACTCAGTTATTAAACACAAGTGTAGTATAGCACACAACAAGATGTATGTCAACAACTCATTAATTAAAACGTGTTATTATTTATTAGATAAATAAGTTAAATGATAATGCGAGATGTAAAAGATGGCAGATGAAGTTTATATAGGTTTTAGCACAATAGGTCGTGACGCAGCTCCATTTAGAATGGTTGATATTGAGTTGGTCAAGCAAGATTTGCTAAATGCACTCCAAACTATAAAAGGTGAGAGGGTGATGCGTCCAGATTATGGTACAATCATCTATGACCTTTTAATGGATCCGTTTGATGATGAGACAAAAGATTCCATTATTGAGGATGCTATAAACATCATTAGTCAAGAACCAAGAGTAAGCATCGTTAGTGTAGAAGCAAGAGAACTAGAACAAGTTATGAGACTAGATGTGATTTTGAATTTCATACCTCAGAACACATCCGAACATCTCATTATAGACTACGACCGAAAAAACATAGACGCGGTATAATAGGAAACAAATATGTCACAGAGTGTTAGACAGAATAATTTATTTGCGGCCGAAGATTGGCAAGCAATTTACAGATCATTTAAGGACGTTGACTTCCGTGCATACGATTTCGACAGCATACGCGCCTCTTTAATTGATTACATTAGAGCACACTATCCTGAAGATTTCAATGACTACATTGAGAGTTCAGAATTTGTAGCGATGATTGAATTGCTTGCATACGTTGGTACAAGCTTAAACTTTAGGGTGGACTTAAACTCCCGCGAAAACTTCCTCGATACTGCGGAACGACGCGAGAGCATTATACGTTTAGCACGTATGTTGAGCTACAACCCTAAGCGTAATATTGCAACCTCAGGCCTGTTCAAGCTCATTGGTGTACAAACGAACCAGTCTATAACTGACAGCCTAGGTCGCGATCTCAATAATACTACTGTATTTTGGAATGATCCTAACAATCCAGATGGCTTTGAGCAGTTCACAACAATACTAAATGCTGCGTTCAAGTCTAGCAACCCATTCGGTCGCCCATCAAAGTCAGGCACACTTGGCGGCATACCGTCCGACCTATATGACATGAACAGCGTACCAAACGTTGAGGTGTCATACAACCTAAATATTTCAGTGCGTGGTAAGCAATACCCATTCGACATTGTGAATCCTGATTTTACTGACGGCGAATATTTTTACGAGCGTCACCCTAACCCAGCAAATTCCTTCAACTTGATTTATAGGAACGACGGCGAGGGTATGGGATCAGCAAACACTGGCTTCTTCCTCATGTTCAAACAAGGACAGCTACAACGTCAAGACAACAGATACGATTTCCCAATCCGCAATAGGACAACAGACATTAGCTTTTCAAACGTAAACGAAACTGATGTCTACATGCAGGAGATTGATCAGGACGGTAACGTAATTGAGGAGTGGACTAAAGTACCTAGCTTGGTTGGCACAAACGTTATTTTTAACAGCATTAGCAATAGCGTTCGTTCTATCTTTAGCGTTATCCCAAGATTGAACGATCAGATCACGCTGAAATTTGCTGACGGCAATTTCGGTGACGTACCAGTCGGAACATACCGCACATGGGCACGTACATCCGCAAACAAGAACGTAACACTACGCCCTGAGGACGTAAGAAATTACGAGATACGCATCCCATACTATGGTGCTGATGGTCAAGAATACTCGTTGCGTTTGATCTTTAGTTTGGAAGCAACCGTAGCTAACGGTGCGGCCGCTGAGACAAACGAGCAGATCAAAGAACGTGCACCACAGGTTTTCTACACGCAAAACAGAATGGTCAACGGCGAAGACTATAACATCTTCCCGCTAACGCGCGGTCAAGAGATACGTAAGATAAAGGCATTGAACCGCACACATGCAGGCCACAGCCGTTACATTGATATTAATGATCCAACAGGCACAGCACAAAACTTGCTAGTGTTTGGCGATGATGGCGCACTATACGAAGATAACGAACCCGCACGTTTGGAAGTTGGTGCTACACAAAATGCAAGCACAATAACCAGCGCAGACCTTAATAATTTCTTAGAGGTACAAGAGCTTCGCAATTTCTTTTACGGTACATATCGAACCGCGTATTTAGTTGCAAACCCAAATGCGTTTAACGTATCTAACAATATTCCAAGTTTTGGAGCAGCATCATTATATTGGGAACCACAGCCAAAGAAATCGCAAAACGATACAGGCTTCTTTAAAACATCCACAGGTGCTACAACGACACCGGTACCAATAAGTAACCCTGTAAGCGGCTTGTCCCCTATTACTTTCTTGAAAACTGGGTGTGCCGTTAGATTTGTTGATAGCCTATCAACACCCACAGTAGAAGATTGGGTCACAGTGCAGTCTATAATTAATGATGGAGTTCCGGTTAGCGAAACTAGCCTAACAGAAACTGGGCCCATCGAGTTCAACAAAGAAATAATTAAAGATCGAATTGCATTAGACTTAGTACCAAATTTTAGAACAACCTTTAATGCTACGGAAGCAGCCGCAGTAAGCACTGCAATAAGTGCCAGAGCAGATTTTGGTATAGGTTATAATATTGAAAGTAATGATAGGGAAGGTGCGTGGTACGTAATAGTACCTCCCAGCGCACCGGATGGTACTGAGACGTTCGATATCTCAGGATGGGGGACTAGTAGCTGGTTGGTATTCTGTAGTTACGATGCTGTAGATATGGTTTGGAATTTTACAACACGTGGCTCAAGATATATTTTTGAAAGCTTTGAGGACGTGCGGTTCTATTTCGACCCAGCGAACTTAGCAATCAACGTTGAGACGGGTCTATCCTTAAAGGATCAAATTGAAATCCTAAAAACAAACACGCTAACAATTCGCGGAACTGATTCTTATATTACAGGTTTACAAACAGTGAGTAGCGGTACTGCTGGATACAAGGTTGGTGAAACACTAACGATTGACGGTGGCACATTTACAACTGCGGGGACAATAGATGTTACATCTGTGTCTACAATAGCAGCACAAGATGAAACTGCTTTTGGCGTCGCCTGGGCGCCGGGCATTGGTTATGCAGTGAGTGATACTATTACATTGTATGATGGTACTGTGGTACAAGTCGATAATGTTGATACAACATATCTAACTACAATTGCTGGACAAACGGAAGCTGACTTTGATTTTCCAACAACAGCAGCTAACGGCACCATTAACGACCCGGGAACCTTGCATAACATTGGTGATAGATTAACAATGTCAGACGGTACTGTTATATTGGTAACATCGGTCGCCGGTAGTGTGATAGATGGATTTACAATCCTTAGTCGCAGCACATCTACAATCTCAACTGCATCAATACTAACTCTGGCAAGTAGCACAGGCGACGGCAGTGTCTTTACAATAACGACGAATACAAACAACGAACAATCCAGTGACGGTGTATTAGAATTTACAGTCCTGTCTGCGTCAACAACAGGTATTTCCATTGATAACGCAACGCTAACACAAACAAGCACAAGCGGAGTAGGTGTTGGTTTTGCCCTTAATACTATAGTTGATGCAAATCAGACCATATTTGCAACATCCATAAGTGACCCAGGAAATTATAGTGTTACTCCAAATAATCCTGTAACTGCATCCGTTGGATCAGCTTCGGGTACTGGTGCAACATTCACACTAACGTTTTCGACATACGGTGATCCTCTAGGAGAACCAGTGCCATTACAATTGGATGCGCTGGTTATGTACGAAGATGGATATTATGACCCACGTAAAATTGAGGTATCACCACCAGATGCCGACGATGATGGTGTTCCAGATGATCCGCTAGCCATTGTAGATTTGCTTTACAATGGTGGAACAGAGTATACAGTTTTCTCAGAACGGTTTACCGATTTTGACGGTTACGAATACTTCCAACTGTGGTCAGCTGGACAACTTGATGTAGGTGGAGCGTTTGCATTGACAGAATTATCCCCAGGTAGTGGGGACTGGTTAATCAACAGCGGCACCTCAGCGAGTTTAGTTGATCTATTGTGGACTACATTAAATCCTGCAGATATTGGATCTACAATACTAGCAGTTCCTGCAGGTACACAATTAGCATCAGCGGTCGCGCAGTTTAACGGCATGGTAATTTATTCTAATTTTGGTGGCACCTATGCATTTTATAAGATAACGCAAACAGGGACCTATACATTGACCGTAGATGCAACCACAGACTATACTGCAAGACCAGGTCGTAGCTTTGAGCTGGACACGAATGCGGCAACGAATCCATTTTACTTTAAGTGGAAGCACTATGCACCACGTGCAAATAGAATTGATCCAAGCGTAAGCAACATTATTGATATGGTTCTATTAACGAACACATATTACACGGATGTGCTAACATGGAAGGCTCGCAATGACATTACAGAATCAATTCCTGTCCCTCCAACAACAGAGGATTTGCGCATACAATTTAGTGACTTGGAAGAATTCAAGATGCTTTCAGATCAAATAATTTACAAACCTGCACAATTCAAATTATTGTTTGGTGCAAGTGCAGCATCTGAATTGCAGGCAACATTCAAAGTGGTGAAGGTTGCTAATGCTACGCTAACTGATAATGAAATTAAGTCGAAGGTAATACAAGCAATTGACACATATTTTAGTATCAATAACTGGGACTTTGGTGAAAGCTTTTACTACACAGAGCTTTCAGCATATATACACCAGCAACTAGCAAACACAATTGCGTCTATCGTAATTGTTCCGCAAAAAGCCGAATCAGTGTTTGGTAATTTGTTCCAAGTAAAAGCAGAATCAAATGAGCTATTTTTAAGTACGGCGTCGGTATCGGATGTTGTGATCGTGCGTAATTTGACTGATACGAATTTAAGAATTAGCAGTAATAGCACTAACTAAGAAGGATAAGAATTAATGTTAAGACGAATGGTTAGAAAGCTTCCGGTTGTATTCCAAACAGATACACAGAAAGAATTTTTCGCAGCAACATTTGATCAACTATTTAGCCCAGCAAACGTAGAACAGGCACAAGGTTACATTGGTCGTAAGAGCAGCACTGTAAACCGTGCGCCCGCAGACAACTACATTGGTGAGCCTACTAAAGGCCGTTCAGCATACCAGCTTGAACCAATGGCGTATGCTGTAGATAGCACAACCCTAAATGATCGCAACGAACAATTTTACGAAGACCTCGTCAATTATATCCAGTTCCGTGGGGGCGACGTTAGCAACCACGATAGGTTATTTGCTGATCGCTTTTATAGCTTTGCCCCACCAATCGACATTGACAAGTTTACCAACTATCAAAATTATGTATGGTTAGCATCATCTACGGATCAATCGACTATCGTAGGACAGACAGAAGCTAACTTTGACAACATAGGATTAAACGGTACTTGGAACAGTGGTACCGGATATGTAGATAATGAAATTATTATTTTAGAAGACGGCACAAGAATTATAGTTGACACCCAAGTCGGTGGTCTTGTGACCGAATTTACTATTATTGTAGACAGCACGTCTGGATTTGCAAGTGGTACCCCACAGGCACAAGCTAGTACATCGGGTATAGGTGAATCGTTTGAATTGACTACTGGTGCACTAAACGAAACAGCATTTGAATCAGGAATGCCAGTAGTATATGTTGAAGCAGCTACGTACACAGGTGCACAATTTGATACTTTAATTGAGACATTAGTCATTGGTCAAGAGAGCTTTAATACCAGCCAAGATCCTAATTTATTACCGAGCGGCTTTGAATTTACAAGCGGCATGCGTGTACAGTTTGTAGGATCAGCAAGCTACGATAACGTATATGCTGTGGAACGTGTCGGCCGTGGTATTAGACTATTAGAACCGTATCCAATTTCGTGGTCAAGTGGCACAGACATAGCTACCAGAGATTATCTCACTATCGAACGAGGGAGTTTAGAAGGAAGCGCATGGACAAGAACTAATCGTTGGTATAATATTGCAGTTGTAGAAAGTGTTCAAGCACTAGGACAGGTAATAGATGCTCTGATGATTAATCCAGGATCAGGATATTCGGTTAACGACGAGCTACCAGTAATAGGGGACGGCATAAATGCGTATGTAAAAGTATTAGGCGTGGATTTCTTAGGTGCTATAACAGATTATGAAGTTTCTCACCACGGACAAGATTATACATATGGTGCGATTGATGAAACCGGCTTCTCGGTAACTGGAGGATATTCCGCGTGGGATACATTCCCTGCAGCCTTTGGATCATATTGGGACTCCGCAGGAGAGTTACGAACGATTACAATTACAAACGGCGGCACAGGTTATAGTGTAAGCGATACAGTAGTTATTGCTACTGGTATTCCTAATCCAGTAATTGTTAGTGGTGGTAGTGGATACCTAGTTGGCGATGTGTTAAACATTGCTGGAGACGGAGCAGGGGCTGATGTTGAAGTGCTTAGTGTTAGTGGAACAGGTGCAATATTATCGCTAAGAGTTAATAATCGAGGCAGTAATTATACATATTCGTCAGTGTCCTCTATAACTACTTCCGGTGGCTCGTCGGCGAATATTATACTAAAACACCCAACTGCGGAAGTATCGGTTGTTGGTACTGGTGGTGTAATCACAGAGATTAGTATAACCGACCGCGGATTATATGCAGGAGAAGTAGGCCCGATCAGTTTAGATCTTTCAGGATCTGGTAATGGTGATGCAACAGCAACAGGGACTTTTGATCCTATAGTTGCGTGGGATCAACCGCTATCTTCGGTTACAGGAACTGATGCGATATTCGCTATTAGACTGGCTACACCAATCAACACTTCAAAGAAAGGCCAGCGGCCAATTATTGAATTCAAACAAGACTTGCAACTCTATAACTACGGAACGGATTACTTAGGTGAGGTCGATTTAATTGCTGTTACAGGTACCCTTTCAGATATAGTGGGTCAAGTATCTTATGACATAGATGGAGTTCCATTAACTGACGGCATGCTAGTGATCTTTTTAGATCCTAATTCAGCACCTGTTTTCCAGCTATGGGATGATTCATCAGCATTGGGTGGCGTGGCTTGGGACGGATGGGATACCAGCGCATGGGATGTATCTGGAACATCTGGTTTAATCTCTCGCTATGTGTGGCAAGTAGACATGTCAGGACCAACTATCAATTTTAACAAGTATGATTTAAGGACAGGTCTTACTGGGGCTAGTGCTAACCCAACACAGCTTGGTGATGTCGTATTGATTGAACAAGGTTCAGTTTATGCTGGAACAAGTTTTTATCAATCCTTAATTCCAAGCGGAATCGCTTATACATGGTTGCAATGTCAAGAAAAGACCGGAATAAACGTAGCACCTCTATTTCAATTATACGATTACAATGGTATTGAACTAGGTGATCCTTTAGAATACGCAAGCAGTAATTTTAGCGGAAATGAGATATTTTCGTATAGAATATTAACACAAGATGATTTAGTTGACACAGGTGGAATACTAACCGATGATTCGGTATTAGGCTTCCCGGTAACCGTTACTGGTCTACAACAAATTAGCGACATTGTTTTTGAGAATGACTTAGAGACAAATAGATACACAAATGGTTCACTTGGTGAAATTCCAGGTTACTACTTCTTCAAACGAAATTTAGTTAATGAATCAACCGCACTGATTACTGACTCCGTGTTTGAGACAAATTGGTTAGCATCCAGTGATGTGGAGAAACAACGTGTTATTGATCGTTTCTTGACTTCAACTGACACCGAAGATACATTTATATTGAGTGCAACTCCGTATAACGAGGACTTGTACGCGGTAGTAGCAGGGCGCCGTTTGAACACGAATCAAATTGCTTATAACAGCATTGATAATACAGTAACCATATTAGCTACACCTACTAAAACCGTAGTTGAGATTGGCAACGGCACTAAGATAACATTTAATTTTAGTGAGATAAGCATAACTGATAGCAGTGATTTACAAGTGTTTGTGGATGATATATTCCAAATCGTTAACGTAGACTACACAATAAATTTCCTTTCACCAGAACCAAGCATCACGTTTGCTACAGCTCCAGTAAACGGTGCAATCGTAGAAGGTCGCGATCAAACCTCAGGTGCCCCCGGCATTAACACCATAGTGGAAATATTTGTATACACGCATGAGGCGATAGTCGCCGCTGACCGTGGATATTTTGAAATTCCAAACGAGCTAGAGAACAACCCAAATAACTTAGAGATAACAGAGCAAAGCTGGAATGATTTTACAAGTCATTTTGTAAGCATAATTGAAAACCAAGTACCGTTTGAAGGTGCATCGTTTGGTTCCATAAACAATTATAGAGACACGGCAAAAGACGGTTCGCTAGGCTCATATATTTTGCAGAATCAGTCGCCATTGCTAAAGGCTATGCTTGTAACATCAAGCAATGAATTGGATGTGATCGAGGCATTACGTTTCTCTAGTAAGGAATATACACGCTACAAGAACAAGTTTGTTAAGATTGCAGCACAACTAATCAACGAAGGATTCACACCGTTTAACGCTGGCGACACAATCCCAGTGAATCAGTGGATGGATGAAATAATCCGTCGTATTACAGTGTCTAGGGAATACACAAATGCCTTCAAAGATACCTACATGCTGTCGTGGAGTAACACATACGAAGAGACAACGTTCACTGGATTAGCACAAGCCAGTTTTACACTAACCGATTTCATAGACCTCGAAGATCCACGCAACGCTATGTATGTGTATCTAAATGATACCTTACAGCTAGTAGACCGCGATTATACAATATCGAATCTCAACCCAATACAAATCACATTCCCGGCGAACCTAATTGTGTCTGACGAGGTTGTTGTTCGTTTGTTTGCAGATACTACACCAGCGCACATTCCAGCAACACCAAGTAAGCTCGGCATATATCCAGTGTACAAGCCTGAGATTGTAACTGACTCCAGTTACATGACTCCAACGGATGTAATTATTGGTCATGATGGTTCACGTGTGCCAGTGTATGGCGATTACCGCGATGAGCTACTTATTGAATTTGAGACACGCATCTACAACGGCATTATTGAAAAGTTCCGCACACTAGATATACTTCCGCTAGCCCTCACAGATGTGAAGCCTGGTAAGTTCCGCGAGACACGCTGGACAACAGATGAATATCACAGCCTAATTAAATCACCGTTCTACAAGTGGACATCGACCAACAAGGCTGACTACCGTACTAACAGTTACTACAGTTCCGTAGACACATGGACATGGAACTACAATGACGTAACTGATGTGGATGGTGAGGCACTTGCTGGTTACTGGCGCGGCATTTTTGATTACTATTACGATACGCAAACACCAGAATCGACACCTTGGGAAATGTTAGGCTTCCGCGAGGAACCAACGTGGTGGACAGCAACGCCAAACACAGGTGATGGATTCATTGGCTACGGCGCAGGACCTTGGCCAGCATCTCACGCTATGTGGACAGATCTCGAAGCAGGTCTCATCCGCAGAGGCGATAGGGCAGGGACAGATACACGATACGCACGACCAGGATTGGTCGCCGGCTATGTGCCTGTTGACAGCCTAGGTGCGCTCAAGGCAACACCGCTGTTAGCTATTGACGTATCAGCATCGTTGACCGCACCGTCAAGTGCAGAAGCACAAAGCGACTGGATATTTGGTGACATGGGTCCTGTGGAATTTGCATGGCGTACGAGTGAGAGCTATCCGTTTGCCGTTGCTGAGGCGTTGTTCCTATCCCGCCCAGGCGAATTTGGAGAAAAATATTGGGATCCTGAGCATGTGGTAACCTGCCCAGTGAAGGTCGAGCAAATCGTTACAGACGTAGATGGGCTATACCAGAGAACTGGTAACAGCGGTCTATACGTGCATGGTGAGACACTAAGCGGTGTTGCACAGGTGCGCACTGGCTATCAGGTTTGGATCAGTGGACGCTTACGCACACTGAATAAGGATTTGACAAGCGAGTTTGGCGAGCTGGTACGATCACTGGATGTGAAACTAGGTCATAAGATGGCTGCATTTACAGACGCAGACACAATGCGCGTATTTGTTGAAGGTGTCAGCGTGTCCTCATCCTCGTCCAATCTTCTAATCCCAACGGAAAATATCGAAGTATCGTTGCACACAGGTGCACCAGTGCGCGAATATTTTTACGGAGGCGTACTAGTAAAAGCTATTGCTGATGGCACGTTCAAGGTCTATGGCTATGATGTACTAAGCGGTGAGTTTACTTACGAACCGCGTACAGCGTCTAACACCGACACCAACATAAACATTGGTGGTAAGCCAGCGGCATTTACAAACTACACAACTGGTCAGACGTATGCTATAGGATCAATTGTGCGCTTGAATGGCGTATATTACCGTGCTATAGTAGCACATACAGCAAGTAGCTGGATCCCAGCAAACTGGCAGAAGTTGACAACACTTCCGATAACAGGTGGCTTGAATGTAACGCATAAGAAGCAAGGTACTGGTTCGTTAGCAACAATAGAATACGGTCACACGTTTACAACAGTGCAGGCACTGTTTGATTTTATTATTGGCTACAGCGACTTCCTCGAAAGTGAGGGCTGGGTCTTTGAGAACATAAATGCTGAAACTGGCAAGCTAGAAAACTGGTTGGCCTCGGCTAAAGAATTCTTGTTTTGGGTTGCAACAAACTGGGAAGCAGGCAGCATCATCATGCTAAGTCCTGCGGCACAAGGCGTTGTCCTCGAAGCACAGGAAGGCTATCCAACGAACGTAGAAAAAATTGTAAACGGCGTGTACAGCATCCTAGACAAAAATGGCGTTGCCATTGACCCTGGCAACACAACCATCAAGCGCGATGACAGAAAGATAACCATACTACCTCAACTGGAACAGCAAGGTATCTACTCCGCGCGCATTTACACAACCGAAACTGAAAATATTGTTGCGTTCGATAACGTGACTGAATTCAACGACACGATTTACGATCCTCGATTAGGTTCGAGACTGGCACGCCTATTCTTTAACGGTCGCAAGACGTTAGACTGGATCGGCAAGCTTGAAGCACCTGGCTACCTAGTTACAGACACTGGGCTAGTGCCAAACTTTGAGAACATGGTCAACAGCATCCGTGACTACCATGACACAGAATCGTTCCTAGACAACCCGCAAATTGAAGACACAGCACGACACCTCATTGGTTTTGAGGAGCGCGGATACTTTAACGACTTAGGTCTACATGACGACGCACAGTTCCAGTTTTACAAGGGCATGACACGCCAGAAAGGTACGCTACAGGCCATTAAAAAGCTAGAGCGCAATGAGATTGTTACAGACGTAGGTCAAGAACTATTAGTGTATGGCGAGTGGGCATTAAAATTGGGCGAGTTTGGTCCAGTGTGCAATAGCAACATAACTGAATTCCTAATCCATGCTAACGAGGTCAAGGGCGACCCACAACTGGTGGTATTGTCTTACCCAGGTCAAGCACAAGACCCAACTGCTACAGCAAGTGTAAGCGCGGTAAACATAGTAAGCTCCAGCAACGTATGGACAACAGCCCCAGCAGTTACGTTTACTGGTGGCGGTGGTTCAAGCGCAACAGCGACAGCTATACTCGATTCTGACGGTTACCTATCACGCATTGACATGCTAAACAACGGTAGTGGTTACACAAGCACACCGCAGGTATTAATAAACGGTGCTGTAACGGCGACAAGTGATCGTGCAGTGGCTACAATGGTATACGACATTGACACTGACATAGCAAACGATGATGTAATTGTGATAGACGCAGATGACAATGCGCGTTGGTTGATTAAACCCAGCAACGTAGCATGTAAAGTTGGCACTGAATTGTGGCCTACAATTGCACTAGCAGACGTCTCGACACAAATTCCTAACGCAGGATTTGTGCATACAGATGACATTGACTATATGGTATTTGACGTAGACGCAATTGACGGTTTAGCAGCGGCACCAATACCACCAAGCACAAACGGTGAAACAATTTGGGTCGCAAAATCAGAAAATGAGGATTGGGCAGTATACGCATTATACAGCTACGCTGGCACAATAACGCAGCTAGGCATAAACGACGTAGGCTATGTTGCAGCAGCGGGCAAGGTCACGATGTCTGTGGCCCCGTATGAGGATGTTGGAAACCTAACCTTCCTAGGAAATAGCGCAACAGGCGTAGGCAAGATTTACGTTGGCAACACACTGTACGACTATGCAGTTGACGTTGCACACCCCAACTACATTATTAGCAAGGATGGCGTTCCAGTAGCGGACGACACATTCCCAACCGTAGAAACAGTGCCTACGTCCATTGCGTACATGAGCCTGTTAGACGTACGGTTCGCTGATGAGACAGCAAGGGACGCACAGGCAGCGCACATAACGGCTAGCAGTGTAGCCACTGTGTGGATAGACGACAACGGCCTAAGCTTTGCTGAGGTTCAGTCTACTCCAGCGTTTACAGTAACGCGCACACAGAGCAATCTTGTTGACACGGAAAAATTCCGCAGCGGCTTTGTTTATGAGTACGATACTAAAGACACGCTTGCGCAATTGCCTTTGTATGACCCGTTCAAAGGAACCATTCCTGGTCCTGCGGATCTAAATATCGCCTACAAGACAAGGCGCGATCCAGCACGATACACAAATGCTAGTGACGCACGTTTGATAAACACTGGTACAACATTTGGCGGCAATCAAGTTGGCCTAGCATGGTGGGATTTATCCACATGCGCATATTTGTATTACGAGCAGGGCGACGATGAGTACCGCAGAGACAACTGGGGTGCGCTGTTCACTGGTTCTTCGATTGACATTTATGAGTGGACACGAAGCACAGTGGTTCCAGCGAGCTATACTGGTGACGGCACAGTGCGTAATACGACCGACTACGTGGAAAAGGAAGAGTGGGACGACCTGTTAGAGACAGTGCGCACCTTCTACTATTTCTGGGTAAAGGGTATTACGACCGTTCCTAACCGCAAAGACAGGACACTAGCCTCCAGTGAGGTAGCAAGATTGATAGCTAACCCTCACGCACAAAACTACGCATGGTTCAGCCCAGTCAGTCAAACAGGATTTATGTTTGCTGGTGTTGAGGGCGTGTTTACTGACAGTGACAACGTATTCCAGATCAACTTTAGCAAGCTAGAGATGGAAGACAAGCGTCACGTACAGTGGGAACTAGCGCGTGAAGGTGACAGCAATTATACGGTGAACACGCACATCTGGGATAAGATGGTCGATTCGCTTGTAGGATTTACAGACCTAGTACCTATAAACAATTCCACAGCGGGTAACGACGAATATCCGTTGTATAACTTCAACAATGCGCTACCATCAGCAGCCGATTCTTCAATGGGCTACCTGATTGTACCAGACCCAACACTAAGCGACAGCAACAAGTACGGCATCAAACGGCGCCCACTACAGTCTATGTTTATGGACATACAGACTGCAAGAAAAATATTTGTGCAAAAAGTGAACGAGCTAGTATCTCCAATTTTGCTACGTGATGAAAACTCCGCATGGAACGCAAGCATGACCACTAACACGTTGTGGGAGTGGGTAAACTGGTATGAGGATGGATACGACAGCACCAACACAATTCCTACAAGGCAAGTAACAGCGGTCTCCGCATTAGATGGGCTTGCAAACCCGTACCATGGTGAAATTGTCAAGGTCACTGGTGCACGGTATAGTCTATATGCTTATGATGGACCAACAGATACGTATACGTTGGTTGGTCGTGAAGCAACGAGGTTAGAATTGTTAGATATAATTTGGGAAAACAACCCAAATCTTCCTGAAGCTTTAGAGTTGCGTGAGTTGATCACGGCATTACAAACTGAAGTGTTTGTAGGTGAACGCGAAGTTGACAACAACCTTACATTCTTTGCACTACTAAATTATATATTCAAAGAACAAGAGGATCTGGACTGGGTATTCAAGACTACATATTTATATTTGAAACAAACAGGACAAGGTCTGTCTCAAAATAGCGTTTATCAAAATGATCCGTTTGACAGCGCCGTAGATTATATTACGGAGGCGAAGCCATACCACTCCAAGCTACGCGACTACACCATTGTACGTGCAGCAGACACAGATGTGCTGCCAGGTTCAGCCGAGGAAATCCTACGTAATATGAGTATGACATTGTATTACGATAGAGTGCGCGGCGGCGATTTTAGTATTGCTGAGGCACGTATTGTAAAAGCGTTAGGTATGGGATCTGCAACGTATGATGGTTACAGTACATTAGACGCTGGTGCGACACTGGTGCGCTTAGGTGCTGCTGGACGTTACGCTGCACAACAAAGAGATTTGTTGGCAGACATTACTGACCTTGCAACAGGTTTAGACCCTGACCTACTAAGTAGTTATTCTGTAACTGCTGTGGGCATGGCGCCTACGCAGACTGAGATCGAAGCAGTAGCAGCATTGAATGAGAGAATCATCCAAGAATTTGCAGCAGACTTTACTGGTATTACACTACAAAACACGCTATTTGGTAGCTTCCCATCGTTGATTAGCGCAGACATTTCTGCGGCTGGTACGGGTTATGTTGTTGGTGATACATTATATCTAGACGCTGGTAGTGGTATTCCAAAGGCACCCGCTGCGTTCCGTGTTCTATCTATTGGTGGTAGCGGAGAGATAACAGGATTGAAACTATTAAGCGGCGGTGCATACGTGCAAAAACCAACCATTGATCCTGTGCTATTGTTGGGAGGGTCGGGCACTGACGGAAGTGTTACATCGCTTGTATTCAAAGCGGGTGATACACAACCATGGGATAGCCTCCCTTGGGATCAGATCGGTTGGGACTCCAACGACAATGACAATAGCATTACATTGCTTGACGGTTTAGGTGATGCTGCTGATGGTCTGAACCTATTTGCTGATATTCCTGCAGAAGAAGAATTTGACGGAGACGGCACGACACGAGAATTTGCAATCGTTACCACAACGCCAACCTACTTTATGTTTGCTGTGGTTGACGGTGTCGAAATGCGTTTGAACGTGGACTACTTCTTCATTGCAGGCAAGCTTGTATTTATTACGGCACCGGGTGTTGGCACAAATAACATCCAGTTGTTTACATATATTGAAGCTGGTGATCTAATCAACCCGCAAGTCAATGAAGGCATAACAGATGAAATGGTTCCGCTTGATCCAAGAGAATCGTTTGTGCTAGTTGCTGATACAACAGATATTCCCTATGCGATCGTAGATGGTGGTACTAGCTTTGCAATTGATGACGTACTAACCGCGCAAGGCGGAACATTTACTACTCCATTACAGATAACTGTAACAGGCGTAAATATTTCAACAGGTGCAATAGATACATTCGATATTACTGAGCCTGGAACATATTCTGTGTATCCAGCAAATCCTGTAACCATACAAACCGATGCTGTTACGGGTTTAAACATCACTAACGTTAGCATAGGTGGGCCAATAGCCATCCGTAATGATCTAGCAGATGCTCCGTTATGGGGAATAAGAATCCCATATAGCGTACTTAATTGTGCGGATGTACTAACACTCTCTCCGGGTGATTCTATAACCGTTGTGAATAGCTTTGATGCAACAAAAGACGGAACATACACAGTAGATCATACTTATGACGACGGATCTACTTACCGTTTTATTTATGTTGTTGAGACTATGGGCGGAACCAGTGTAAACGAACAAATAACAACCATAACAACAGCTGGTACACTAGCTAATGTAGCAACAATGAATATGGCCAATGGATCAACAAGCTTCCGCATACATTACGATACAGTGCATAACTCGCATTACATACGTAACGCTGATAGCGCAAGCACAACCACTATAGCAGCAATTGGTCTAACAGACGATATAATTGCAGTAACAGACGTGACGTTGTTATACGAGTCAGCAACTGCCCCAACACTAACAACACCGCTAATAGCATGGATCGGCAACGAACGCATTGAGGCATATGGTGCTGATGAAGTAAATAATTTGCTACTAGGTGTCCGCAGAGGTACGCTTGGTACAACACTAAGCGCACATGATTCGGGCGTCAAAATGTTTGCAGGTGGAGCCTCACAGGAAATTGCACTCCCAGAAGTATACTGGGTTGATACAACAAGCGCAAGCATTTATAGTGGAACAGACGGTATATGGCAAGATAACTTTGATGGTACTATAATTTTTAGTGACGGGACAGATAATTTATTTACTGCTAATATGGCTAATGGTGATACACTCAATGTTACAAGTGGTGGTGCAATTGCTCGCGAATATAGCACGACAATCATACCTGTTGGTGAGCTGAGTATAATTACTATTACAGATGGTGCTGCAGGGTATAGCGTGGGTGATGCGGCGCCAATCCCAACTCAAATCCCAGATCCTGTAATTACTAACGGTGGTATAAATTATTTGGTCGGAGATACCATTAACTTTGGCGGAGATGGTAGTAGTGGAGCTGCTACTGTTGGTACTATAAATGGTCTAGGCGGAATAACATCGCTAACATTCAGCAACCGAGGTAGTGGATACACATTCACTACAGTGGATTCAATTACTACAGCCTCAGGTTCTGGATCAGAATTTGAGTTCTATCATCCGCTGGCTGAGGTAGCTGCGGTCGATGGCAGCGGCGCAATTACAGCGATTAGTATAATATCTCGCGGATCAGGATCAGCAGAAACTGGCACGGTGAATTTTGACTTAACAGGTTCAGGAGACGGAACAGCGACAGCAACAGGTATATTTGATACTGAAGCTTTAGAACTACCTTCAGCCCCAATTTACAATACAGCGGGTCGCATAACCGGCGCCAATACGCTAACATGGTCAGTAGATCAACAAAATGCTGGTGGATTAAATGCTTCTACAACGGCGCAAGCAGTATTCATAAATGCAGAAGCAGGTAACGCACTATAAACGGAAAGTTGATAAATAGTTGGATGGACAAAGACACTAAACAAACTGCAACGGAAGATAAAAAACCAGACGAAACACTGCCTGGATCGGCCGCAGCCCACCTTGTTATAAAAGATAAAAAGAGTGGCAAAGAGATCATAAACACAAGAGGATAATATGTTTGAGACGATGAAACATCATGCTGAAGGGCATCTTATAATAACTGATAAAGCTACTGGCGAAAAACTGGTAGACCAGAAAAATGCCATACATTTCGGCAATATCTCTTGGGCGATTGCTAACGCATTAGCTGGTGATGCTATTGGTCACATTTCGAATATGGTATTCGGCAGCGGCGGCACAAGCATAGACAGCTCGGGCAATATTTCTTATAGGTCACCAAATACAAGCAATTTACAAGACCCAGCCGCTGAACCATACCAACCAACATACTGGCAAGATCTTACAGCAGCAGGCAATAGCATTAGCTCTGTAGCAGGAACATCCAATTTCGCTGATCTGCAATCAATTGCTACGTTATCGTTCGGCGAGCCAGACAACGTAAACCCAGAATTTTTACAATCCAGTATAGATACAGCCGCAACAACAAATGGCACATATGTTTTTGATGAAATAGCACTATATACTGGCACAACGATGGGTGATCTTGGATCAGCTACAACAGCAGGATCCTTTAGCTTTGCCCCAGATGGTCGTATGGTAACCCACGTTATTTTCCATCCTGTACAAAAAGCCGCAAACCGGGAGTTGCAAATTGAGTACACTATTAGAGTCCAAATGGGACCATAAACCAGATAAATAAAGATATAAACAGGAGCTTATAGAAGATGGCCAATTATAGTTTTACACTTTCCAACGGCGCAACCTCGGTTGTCGTAACTGAAGGTAGTGTTGATAACAGGTATACAATTCCGCTATTAGGGCAGAATACAACAAATTACGGTGAGTCGGTTGCCCAGGCGCTTATGTGGAGCTTGGAAAATTTTGCGCATACCACGGCCCCGGGAACAGGTTCCATAGATAGATTAATTGGTCAGTTATGGTATAATACTACATCTAACGCTATGCAAGTTTGGAATGGCGGTTCTTGGGATGAAATATTAACAAACACTGGCGGCGCAGCTAGTATTACTGGTAATTTATTACCAGCAGTAGATAGCACATACGACATTGGTTCAACATCAGGTCCACTACGTTGGCGCTATGGTTATTTTGACAACCTAAGTGTGTCCAATGGTTCTAGTACAGGCCAAGTTACAGCAGATCTTCTAGTTACATCTTCAAATGCAACTTCTCCCGCATTAAAAATTACAGGTACCACATATACCACAACAACGTTTGGTGACATATATGTTGATGGTACTGATCTATGGTTCGTAAACGGTGGCGGAACACCGGTGAATCTCTCCGCAACTGCCGGTACAATAGCACTGGACAGCCTCGAAGACGTTAGTGTGGCTGGCCCGCCTGCTCCTACAACAGGACAGATGTTTTGGTTCAATAGCACACAGTGGGAAAAAACAAACCATGATAACCCTACTCCAGAACTGAAATATAGTGGTATTACTGGAAAACTATCTGTAAAAGAGAGCACCTTATCCTCAGCAGGATTAAACATTCCGCCTGGTGACGCTCCTTCTACGCCATTTCTCCAAGATGGAGATGTTTGGACAACCTCTGGTGGTATGTATGTACGCATAAACGGCGATACAGTTGGACCGCTTGGTGCTGGTGGTGGCGGTGGTGCGGTAGATAGCTTTGGTCCTACTAACGAACCGCGTACGGGCACAGTAGTAACACAGGCAGGAGACTATGCTGAATTTTATCCACAGAAAGGAAGTACAGATACTATAACTGGTCTCTGGACATATACTGCTCGGCCTGCATTTAATAGTGGTACTTCTGGTGTATCAGCACCATTCACAGTTGACAGCACATATAGAGTAGCAAACCTCAACGCACATTATTTGGATGTAAGCGGTACACCTACTGTAGGAACTGCCTTTACTCAAGCGGCTGCAACTACATCAATTGCAGGCCAGTGGACATTCCCAGCAACAACTAGTGGTTTACGTACAGACCGTATTTACGGTAACACTACTGCCGTAAGTATATATTATGGTACGTCTGGCACCGGTGCTATTATTACGCAAGATCACACTGTTTTGACTGATAAGCTCAGTGCAGCAACAGTTAAGGGTGCAGACGGTACGCAGCGCGATATCGGTTTTGCAACAATGATTCCATATAAGAGAAATCTTACATATACATTCTCTAAAAACAACAACCAGAACATGATATACAAGGATGACACAACTGCATACACATATTTTATCCCGAATGATTTAACCATACCAGCTGGAACAATATGGGGCGTTGCTAATCGCGGGACCTCTGGTGCAGTATCTATTACATGTTATAATCTTACATATCTCTATTGGTTGACCGGTTCGACCACAAGCACAGGCAACAGAAGTCTAGCTCCTGGCGGTGTTGCAACCATATACAAAGTTAGCGATGATGAGTTTTGGATCTACGGTGCAGGTATAAGCTAAGATGAGTGGATGGGCATTACATAACTCAGGCGTGTCGTATGACAGCGGCGGTGTTTACTTAGAGTTTTCAATCGGTGCATCTGGTAACTACGGAGGAAGCGTTCGATTCACCAGCGATGGTAGAGCACAAACTCGCAGAAATAATACAGGTGCCTGGGGCGCATGGCTGACCCTAACTGATCAGTGGTATATTGGTAGCCCTATTACAAACATAGGATTAGGATATGAAATAATGTGGGTTGACGGCGTTGGCCTCCCATCAGGTACATCCCCAGATTCTACCTGGACAGAGAACACATGGACTACTATAAATTTTGACCATTCCCTAACTCTACTATCCGATGGTCCTGAATATGAATGGTCAGGCACAGTATATATTGGAATAGACGGAACAGGTGTCGATGGCGTTACAGGCACAGCTATCGCTTCCACTTCTGTCCATCTATTCGCATCAGGATATAGAACTATATATTAATATGGAAACACTAGTAGGTTTTATAGCACTAATAATAGCAGCACTAGTTTACCTAGTGCCAGGCATTATTGCTTCCGTAAGGAATCATCACAATGCTTGTGCTATATGGGTGTTGAATATATTTGGTGGTTGGACTACAGTGGGTTGGCTAGTAGCATTGGTGTGGAGTGTAACAAAGGTCAAGAGCGACTGTCCTTGCGGTGGTAACTGCGCCTGTAAGCAAGAGTCACTTATCAAGTAACTGTTTGCAACTCGCAAACGCACTATCAAACAAACCCGAATGCCAGTCGCGTATTAGACCGTTAATTCCGATCCATTTATATTCAAGCGTAATTGCAGGCATGCACATCCCTGTCATGCTAAAATGAGTCTGCACTTCCTCTTCCCTAAATGTTCCGTACCCACCATCTTCAAACAACATAATAGCAGCCCAAGCACTACCATCATCAATGCTTGGAATTAAAATTTCATCGTCTAAAACTTGCACATATAGAACCACGCAAAGTTCATTAGCGTGTATATGCATCGAAGGCCAGTCGTTGTGAATTCTTAGTACATCACCAACGAATGTAGTGATCTCACCCATGCTGTAAAATTACGGAGTAACAGAACCGTTTGGCAATGGGTCGTATGTACGAGTCGGATAGGTAGTTGTTAATGGAGCACGTGGTCCATTTCTGCTACTGGCATTTATAACAACATCGCGCAACGTGCTATGTGCAGCGTAAGGATATGAATACGAATATTCACCGTCGATAGTTTGTGTTTCGATTACAAACGGCGTCCACATAATCTTTCCAAGCCCCCAATTGCTAACGTCGAGAAGATAACGAGTACCATCAATGTCAAGAATTGGATCAGTCTCCTCATTGAGGATATACTGGATTGCTTCGTTTACGCGGGTGTTTACAGTCAGTTCAGTGGCCATACTAATATTTACCTAAAAATGAGGGTGCCATAATCGACACCCTCATATATTTTAGTTTACTGTTCCGTCTACCGCAGCCTTTACCGCTGCCTTACGCTCTTGCGTCTTCTTCTGTTCTTTAGTCGGACGTCCGCCCTTCTTCAAATCAGGATCCAACACGTAAGCCTCTTCACGCAATGCCTTAGCATCATCTTCCATCAAGCGCGCCTGCAATAATTTTGACTCTGCAAGTGTCTTGCTCTGATCCACATCTAATGCTGGTGCGGCAACTGGGTCAGTAGGAGCAACGGCTGCAACGGCTGCAGCAACCGGCGATACTGGAGTAGAATCCCCGCGGATCGCTGCATTGACCACGCTAAGTTCTTCAAAACGGTTTGGCATTGGAGAAACGCGAATACTGCTAACAGGCATCTTTATCAATAGTCCTCGACTATGCAATGCATTTAGCATATTTTGTCCGTCACCAAAAATCCTACGTTGTAGAACCTCATACAAGTTAACAGTCTGTTGTGCATCATCACTCTCAAGCACACGCATTAATTGGTCGTGGTACATTTCGCTTAATGCGTTACTACGAACAATAAGACAGTTGCTCGGGTCATCTGGAATCTCACGGAAAATAATAACAATCTTATTACCCACCGTATCTACACCAACGTGCTTCATAAATTTTGCCATGATCTTATTCTCCTTCCTGCTCGGCTTCCTGCTCTTTCTTCTGTGCAGCAACCATTTGTAGGAATCCAGCAACCTTATTGTAAACTGTGCCTACGCTTACCATTTCGCCAGCACCATAGGCGCCGCGCCTGCAAGCCAAATCTACACACTCAGCCAATGCCTGTATGTCAGAAATCGTCAGTGTATCTGGAGCAGGTGCAGCCTGTGGTGCTGCGGTTGGAGTTGGGGTTGTTTTTGCTTCTGCGGTCGAACTTGCTTTAGTCTTAGCCATTTTGATTTTCACCTCTAGTTGATAATTAATTCATTGTGCAGTATTATCTGCGTACATTATTATTTATCAACTAGAGGCAAAAACCAATTGGTTTTAGGTGTTAATCCGCTCCGCGCGCTGGACGCATTTGGATCAATTCCTTGTCCCATGCTAAGAAAGGCAACCAAGACTCGTCACGAACTGCGACTGGGTATTGCATACGCTTAGCCATTATCTCGTAATAGTTTGGCTTCGACGGCATAACCCGCGGACGAATTTTGTGGTTGTCACCTTTGCGGTGGTTACAAGGCTTGCAAGCGGTGATAATATTTGTCCAGTTTGTCTTACCACCATGCGACCGTGGTACAACGTGGTCCAGTGTTAGCTGGCTAACTGGGAATTGCTTGCTGCAAAGTTGGCAAGTGAAGCGATCACGTAGGTACACGTTAGATCGGCTGTACTTGATCTGTTTGCCCCATTTCACGTAATCCGTAGTCATAACCACAGAAGGTACGTGCATCTCTACACTTGGAGAACGAACAACCCAGTTTTCGTAGGTTGCGTGTACTCTTACCTTCTCCTGATATGCTAGGCGAATAGCTGTCTGCCACGAAATAACCGATAGCGGCACAACCGAGAGTGGGGTTCCATCTTTGTTTAGTATTAACGTATCCATTTCCACACCTTCTTCTTAAGTACTCGTACTATAACACAATTGCCACAAAAGAGCAAGAGTTTTCTTTCTTCTAGGTGGGGAAATCCTGGATAATCTCGTCTAGATCGGGGTCGATGCCCTCTTCTTCTTGTCTTTCTCTTTCTTTAGCACGTAATAAAGCTGGGTCAACCTTACTATCGACAGCAGATGTATCAATAACATCTGATTCTTCTTTTAGTATTTCACTCAGCCTCATACACTTATTTACCATTCTTATCAGTGTCAAACAATGCAATAACCTCTGGAATAGGGTCAGTCCACAGCATTGCAGCGCCCGCTAGATTTTCAAACCGACCCTTACCACCTAATACCCAAGACCCTGACCTTTTTCTGGCTGTTTCCAGGTGTAGTACATAGGTAATGCCATAGCGCAACTGGTTAGTCTCGACCCGAACAATCTTGCCGACCTTCATGCTTGTGCCTGAGAAACCACCACTAGGGGCATACACAATAAAATCACCTTCAAAAACGTCACGGCCAAAAATATCATGGCCGATAGGTGTGCCACCTAATTTTTTTATAAAAAGTTTTTTGTTGCGTTCAGTATCAGTCATGTCATTCCCTCAAAGAAGTCCGGCGAGTTTCCCCGCCGGACTATTATTGTCTACTTCGTTTGCTTAGGTTTGTTACTGACCTTCTTTGTGGCCGGCTCACCAGCTTCTGCGCGTAGCGGAGTTACTTTAGGCTCGGCTGGCGGCTGTGCCATGCCCAATGCCTTCAAGATTGCCTCGCCCTGTGGCGTCTGAGCAAATGCTTCAACTGCACCACTTATAGCAGTTCCGCCCTTAGGAGAGAACAGTTCCATAACGTTGGAGACACCCTGTGAGACATTGCCAGTGTTAGCAATGACCTTGATGCCCGCGTCCTGCAACGCCATAGCCTGCTGTACACCCACAGCCTGGTCCTTCTCGACCTCACGAATCCTAATGAGGTAGGTCTGGTAGTTTTCGTTCTCACCAATCTCAGTAGCCAACGCAATCTGCGGAGACACCAGCGCCATTTCCGCCAAACGCTTCGCTTCTGCCGACGCCGTACCAACAGCGAGGATACCCTCACCTTTCAATTGCTGATCCTTCAACTGACCTTCCGCAAGCAAAATCGTCTGCTGCTTCTTACCTTCAGTCTCAGTAATATCGACCTGCCGCTGCTCGTCAGCCTTCACAACGCGAACCATCTTCGCAATCTCAGCCGTTCGAACCTGCTCGACCTCAGCAACAGCCATATCGCGCTCTGCTGTGATCTTACCTTCCGTCTGAATTTCCTGCTGTGCTTTTTGATTTGCAATACCAACGATTTTATCTTTCTCCGCGGTACGCTCACCGACCAACTGCAACGCTTCCTGCTTACGCACATCTGTCGCACGTTCTGCGTCAATTTCAGCGATCTTAGCATCCTTCTTGTTAGCAGCCACTTCTGTGCGTGACTCTTTCTCAATCAAGGATTCCTTCTTCGCCATAATATTGCTAACAGTCCTTGACTCTTCACCGTCTCTAATATCCATTAGCTCAATGTTTTTGACGTTTGAGATACCCCAAGCTTTAAGCTGGTCGCGCACTTCTTCCGTAAACTTTAGACCAAACGTGCTACGCTCTGTCATAATCTCTTCAATCTCATGCTTTGCAAGAATGGTACGTACCGCACCTTGCAAAATTGACTTCAACTGAGACTGTAGCTCATTCATAGATGACACACGCTTGGCTGCGGTCTGCGGGTCTGAGATGCGGAAGAACGCCACAATATCAACCACGAACGGCACCTTACCAATGTCATAAGCATCATAATCATTCAAAGCCTCAGGGAATACCGCTAGCGGTAGCTTTACAGTGCTAACACCAATGACAGGCCACCAGCTCGGCCACTCGTAGTAGCTATTGCTTGACGCTTCTGGAATCATATTCTCGTCGCTGTTTACGGACGCTTTCGCATCTTCAGCATCTTGCTGTCCGTAAATTACGGTGCCTTTCCGAGACCGTACAACGTGAATCTCATTCGGCTCCACGACCCTACGATAAGCTTTAGCGAGCTTGATTGGTAGGTAAACAAGGAAAGCGACAAAAATTGTGCCGACAATCCAAAATAGGGTTGCAAGAATATCAATATTCCCGAAAAGCCCTGCTTGTGTTACTTCGTTCATTTTATTCTCCAGTTGTTAAAAATTAATTGTTCGGGTAAAAAACACACTTCATCTTCACTATAAAAAATTCCTTCATATCTACTTTCATCTCAGGTCCTTCCCTATTCTTATAGAAGCGAACTGATCCATTAGGTCGTTGTTCCCATACACGCCAAGATTCTCCTATAACCCTGTAAGGATAAATACCAGCTTCATCCTGAAACGTGATCCACTTAGGATAAGAAGAATTGCTATGCTCGCAAATTTCACAATAATATCTAGTCATTATGTTACGTAGGTCTGTAATACTGAGTCAAAATCTAAGCAACGCATCTTCACAGTAAAAAATTCCTTCATATCTATTGGTGCGCCAGTCGGATTCATCTCACTGGGATTATAATAATATACCGCGCCATCGGGGGGCTGCACCCAAACGCGCTTAGATTTTTCTAGTAGGAATCCATACGGAATCCCCCAACGAGGAATTTGCGGTTCCGCATTCAAGAATGTGAGCCATTGCGTATCAGAATTAGTAGGTACTTCGCAATAAAATCTAAACAACGTCGTCCCCATCTGTAACAAAATCTTCTTCGTCTATGTAAAATATGTCACCATGTAAACCGCAAACGATTTTATTGTTGGCCGCAACAACATAATGTCCAGGCATGTTGCCAATCCCAAACAGGATTGTGGCTGGATAAAAATCTCTGCCAGTATCGTATCCGAGTTGTGCAAGGACATGCTTCATATCAGAGTAAGTCTCATTATTCCGAAACTCAACCTGTACCATCAATGCCTTACCAGCAGTCAATAGCGCCATTGCCTTTTCCGATCGTTCAAACTGTACCAACACGCTCATATCATTAGCCCTTTACACAAACAACCTGCTTCAACGTATGCACAATCTCAACCAAATCCTTCTGCGCCTCCATTACAGCATCAATGTCCTTGTATGCCAAAGGAGTCTCATCTATCACACCAGCATCCTTTCGACACTCTACACCAGCCGTTGCCTTCTCATGATCTTCCACCGAGAAAAGCTTCTTAGCCGCCGAGCGCGAGTGGTTGCGACCTGCCCCGTGAGAACAAGAGTGGAACGAATCTGCGTTGCCAAGTCCGCGAACGATGAACGACTTTGCGCCCATCGAACCAGGAATGATTCCGTAGTCGCCAACGCGAGCGCGAACTGCACCTTTGCGCGTAACGTGTACGTTCGCACCAAAATGGTTTTCCATCGCCACGTAGTTATGGTGACAGTTGATCGCTTCCTTCGTAATTGTAAACGGAGGCAGCTTGTTCTGCAACGCCGTAAGAACCAGCGTCATCATTGCCTGTCTGTTACGATATGCAAAATCCTGCGCCCAAGATACACCTTCTACATAATCGTCGTAGTGGTCTGTACCTTCTACAAGGTATGCAAGATCCTTATCTGGCAAGCTAATGAAGTGACGCTCCATATCCTGCTTTGCAAGATCAATGAAATAGCGACCAATACAGTTACCTGGGTTACGCGAACCCGAGTGCAACATAACCCACACATCGCCGACCTCGTCAAGACACAATTCGATGAAGTGGTTTCCACCACCCAACGTTCCGATCTGACGGTAGACGCGCTGGTCTAATTCACGACCCATCTTCGCAATCGCTGGATGCTTTTCGACCAAAGCCTTATAGCCAGGTTCCAACTGTGCGAAATAGTTGTTAAGAATTTTGGTTGTGCCGCTGTTATGCTTGCTACCCAACCGCGAAAGATTGTGGTCTTCGTGCCCAACAGGAACAAGCTTTTCGATTTCGTGGCGAGTGCTAACCAAAGAATCTGGCAAGTCTTCTGCCTTCAGCGAAAGACGAATCGCGTTCATGCCGCAGCCAATGTCCACGCCGACAGCCGCAGGAATGATCGCACCTTTGGTTGCAATAACCGATCCAACAGTAGCACCAATACCAAGATGAACGTCTGGCATTGCTGCAACGTGGCTATGTATAAATGGCAGTGACGCAATGTTCTTTAACTGGTCGCGTGCCTGAGATTCAAAATTGACACCCTTAGTCCAAGACTTTACTATGCCCTGACCGTTCAATCCTTGGGTTACCTCGTAATTTGACATCTTATTTCCCATGTGTAGTCCTAATATACCACTATTATAGCAAAGGTGAAGGGGAAAGTCAAGAACTATTTACTCTTTAGATTTCAAGTGTTTGCGCATTTGATTGATGGTTTCATCGTTCATAATTACGGATTCTCGAGGATTTCCAGTCAATCTGCGACCTTTTTTTCCAAGCCGTTTCGCGCTAATAGATGTAAATCGGTAGGTTCCGTCCTCAATAAGATAATTGAATTGGATAACTGTAGCAAGAAACAAGCTCGCACCCCATTGCCCGCCACCAAGAATAATTGTATCACCTATATCCATTAAGGCACCAAACATATCTCGAGGATATGTAATACCCTTTAGTTCGTTGATAAAGGCTGCTTTTTCTTTATCTTCGGGTTGTTCGGTTATCGCGAACCGCTTAGCCATGATTTATGCTTCCTCGCGTTCGTAGTATACAGTCTCACCAAACGGGGCAATGATGTCCTTTTTACCATGAACCACAAACGCTGTATCACAGTAATCTTCCTCGCCCCATGAACCACAGGGGTAACCGTCAGTAAACACAAGCAACTGGTCGGGCATGATCTCATTCTCACGCATCATTTCCCAGTTACACTCAAACATCGTGCCACCACCGCCTTCCATTTCAAAATCGTCAATGTCTTCCAAGTTATCAGCTTCGTAAGTGTGGATCGTGTAGGTCGAAGTATCAAAACACCAAACGCGAAGCTTGAAGTCCTGGAACTGTTCCATAATGCCGCGAACCTCACCGAGGAAGTCAGCCAACATCTTAGCAGTCATTGAACCAGAAGTATCAATAGCAACGTCAACGCTAACACGCTCGTCGTTCTTCATGCCAGGCAGGTAGCAACCAGACTGGAAGCTCTTACGCGAAGGGCGCTGCCAAGTGTAATCGCTCTTAAACAAGGACTGGATGATGCAGTTCAAAACCTCGCGCCAGTCCATCTGAGAATCATTCCACTTCTCCAACAGCCGACGGACACCACCAGGCAAGTTACCAGCGCCGCCCATCTCCTCAGCAATCTTAGCAGCATCCATAACCGCCTTGCGGATATCGTCAGGCAGACGCTCAATCTCATCCTTGGTCATTGGGATTGGGCCATTCTTGCCAGAAGGATCACCTTCACCAGGCTGACCAAACACCACTTCAATGTGCTGATCCATCGAATCACCTTGCTCTTGTTTTTCATCGTCTAGGATTTTGAAGACTTCCTCAGACGACATACCAGCAAACCGACGGTCAATCAAAGCACCGACCTTGTTGTCACGGATGTAGTTGGGGTTCTTCTTCAGAACCTCAGGATCAACTAACTTCTCGGGCGGGATGATCGTACCAACACCAATCTCTTTCAATTCCCAATTGATAACGTAGTCCGCAGCACAATTCCACAAACGAGGTTCCCGACCATTCCGACGGAGCATATGTTCGTATACACAATGCATCACTTCGTGGGCGATGAGGAACTTGCACTCTTCGTGGTTCAGCCGACCAACAAATTCAGGATTGTAGTAAAGATGTTTTCCATCCACACCAGCTGTAGGAAGCCAATCAGCCTCCACCAGCTTTAGGTGTAGTGCCAGCGTGCCGAAGAATGGCGACTGCTGGAGGATAAAAGACAGCCTAGCCTGTGAGAGCTTCTCTTCTGGGGTAGCCTGCTTGTAACGATCAAAACTCATATATCTCTCCGGGAACCAGTAGCTTAGTTGTAAGCGTTAACAGACTCGCCATACTTCTCGTAAAACTTGTCAAACGCCTTCGAACCAAATACAAAATCAATCTTGTATTTCCGAATCGCAGTCACCGCAGCCAACACCGCAACCTCATTGGACAGGTTGTTCATTGTAAACTCGAGGAAGTTGGTGGTCGCTGTTTCCCAAGCCTTGCTGTCCGATTTGTTGTCAACTGCAAAGTCCTGCAAGGAATGACACAGTGAGATCACCAACGAGTACAGTGCCGAAATCTCAACCTTGTCCGGGTTCGCAAACTTCGTAACACGACCGCTGAGGATGTCTTCCACCGAAGGCAGACTGTCCTTCAGACGACGGTGCTGCATAAATTCCAGCGCAAGACCATCACCGACCGTACCAGCAACCAGGAACTGGTTGAGGTTGTCGGGCATGTCGTCACTCATCAACTCGCTAACAAACACCCAAGACCGAGGAGTGGGGAACGCCTTTGAGGCATTCTTAGGATCAAACTCAAACAAACGGTGAGGGTGAGCCTTCAAGAAACCGACCACGTCTGACTTCACTCTGTGGTCAATTGACCAATCGAACCAATCATCAAAGCGAACCTTCATCTCTAAGTGGACGAACCTGTTAGCCAACGCCGACGGCATACGGAAAGTAACCGCCTTATCTGTCTCTCTGTTACCAGCAGCGACAATGCTCACACCCTTAGGCAGAATATACTCACCGATCTTGCGGTTCAAGATCAGCTGGTAGGCAGCTGCCTGAACGGACTGAGGTGCTGCGTTGACCTCATCGAGGAACAAGATTGCATTCTGCAAAGCAAAATTACCAGCGACCACCTCGAGGTGATGCCGAGCCGCCTTAATATCTTCTTCCGGGGCCTTGTCATCAACCAAACGCGCCAGCGTATTTTCAGCAAGGGTAACGTCTTCAGCCGACACAATAGTAGGAAGTTCCGAAGGCTTAGCCCAACGCATCAAGCCAGTCTTCGTGTCGTAATAGGGGATGCCCTTCAGGTCTGTGGGCTCCATTAGCAGCAACCGAAGGTCGATTACTGGGCGATTTTGGGATTTACCAATCTGAGCAATAATGTCAGATTTTCCGATTCCGGGCGGTCCCCAAAGCATTACAGGGCGCCCAACGGCCATAGTGTGTCTCAGAAGTGCCGCAGCATCTCTGGGGCAAACCGTGTTAAAACTGAGGGCATTTTCGTCTCTTGTCCGTGCCATTTGCTTCTTCTCCTAAGCTTGTTAATACGTGTATTATATAATCTTTCTTGTTAAAAGTCAACAAAAGATTAAGGGCGGGATTTGAGCCCCGCCCTTGCCCTTGTTAGGCGGTAACCGCCTCAGTCGCACCGTCTGCAGGAGTAGAAACCACAGTAGAAACAACAGGTTGCCCTGCGTCAATCGTAGCTTGCATCTGCTTCACAGCGTCACCAATAGAACGGGCGTTCTCGGTGCTTGCAGTAACCCCGTTGAGGGTCATTTCTGCGCGGAAGACGCGCTGGGTGCGGGTCTTATACGATGGGTAGGCAATACCCACGACGTTCTCTTCATCTTTATCATCAAACAGTTCCCACTCGAAGAGTTTGTTGCCGGTTAAAGGACAAACAGTGGAATTGCCAGTCTTGCGACGCTTGATCATACTTTTATCTCCTGTGATGTTCAAAAGTATATTTCTCTAACTACAACCTTATTATACTATCTTATGTCCTAAAAGTCAACAGAATAAACAAGAATAAACATCAAGAAAAACAAAGACTTACAATTATTTTGGAAACTCTATATAAATCAGTGACTTACTGATTCTGATTGTAAAGCTGCAACAACCAAGCTTTTATGTCCCCACCGTTGAGATTGAGATAGAAGGGGTTCTTAGAGTCAAAAAGGTGTAAATAACGGTTGGTTAGGTAATAGGGCCAGGGAACATAACGCTTGAGCGCGATTAGCTCCTTGCCTGTGAGACGAGGGTTTTCACCTTCTTCACATTTTAGCATGAAGCGATGTGTTTCAAACACAGATGAGAGCAGAAGATAGCCGTCGCGGGTAACACGTAAGGATTTGGAATTGCAAAAGATGAGTTGGTCAAGCTCAAGATCAGTTTTGTCTTTTACTTTTTCGTTACCTTCACGGACTTCGTTTATAAGAAAAAGTCTAAGAGGATTCGTCGGTGTTTTCTTCCTCACATTTTTCTCCTGCTACAAGACGATAGACCTCAAACTTTTTTGTCTTAAACAATTTGTTCAAACGCTCTGCAAGATTAAAAGCGTGACCAGGATTTGAAAAGCTAACCTTTTTATACTTTGGTCCAGGGTAGTTTACAAGGGAGTTTAGTGTACGCAAATTGATTGGCGTGTTCTCGTAGTAAACAGCAAAAATAGCATCGGCCTTTAATACCTGCTCACTCTTGTATGTCTTGGAATTGGTATATTCAATAAGAATATCCGGTTTCGGCCTTGCCATTATATGTCTCCATAGTAACCATTAAGTGCTACTATTATTTATCACATAACGGAGATTATTTAGCGAGACTGGACTTTATTAAATCTGTGAAACCGCCAATGTGTTTTTCACCCACAAAAATTTGGGGGACCGAACGTAATTCTGGATATTGACCTAAAAACTCTGAGACTGTGTCTTTATCTTCTAGCAGAATTTCTTCAAACTCATAGTCACGTTGTCGTAACCATGTTTTCGCTGAAACGCAATGTGGGCATCTTCTTCGTGTGTAAACTTTAATAGGTGGCATGTGTTAAATTCTCCGAGCGGCTTGTAACTTCATAGTCATATTTATTATTCTACCATTTCGGTAAACAAGTAGTTTAATGCTGTCTCCAACTTTGTATTGGGTGTCTAAATAGATGAAAAATAATCGCGGGCTACTGAAAGATAATCCATCCAGCTCAACAATTATATCACCAACCTCAAACGGTGTGGAGTTGGGCCCATAGTCCTCAGACTTGACCATAAGTCCGTCAAATATGTTTTCGCCGTCATTTGTGTCTTGATACAATCTCGAGGATTGGCCAAAACTAACAAGTAGCACACCAAGATCAGGGTGTTCAACTGCACCACCACCTTGTTTCTCTATGCGCATAATTGTGCTTAGTATTACATCACTGCGGATAGAGAACGCAACGGTCGATAACATACTATTGTTAATACTGGAATTTCCATCCATACTAAGGACAGTATGATTCATAGAAGCGACTTGACCTAACTCATTAAACACAGGTCCTCCGCTGCTACCTGATCCTGCGGCTATTTGTAACTGGAGCTGTGAGACATAAGGGAATCTAGTGTCTGCACGATTTGTAGAGCTAACTATTCCTGTAGTTACAGAAAATTTAATACCGTAAAAATTAGAGATGGAGAAAACGTTTGAGCCAATTTTGATACTTCCAGACGCACACAACTCAACACCTTGGTGTTCACCAGGAATAGATAACAAAGCCACATCAGTAATTTCATCGTACCCAACTACAGTGGCAAGATATTTAATAGATACATCGTCGTTTTCGTTATAGAAGTATACCCAAATTTTAGATTCAGGATGATTTAACACGTAAGAGATAACATGGTAATTTGTGATTACAAAATTACCTTCGATGACAAAACCAGAACCAATTATAGGGGAAATGTTGACATGGCGCTTGATAACCTGTTGATCAACATCGTCGTTATCCAAGCTTATTGCGTGTTGTTCTATATATCGTTCTACTTCAATATACGTAACAGATGGTAGGACTTTAGCCGCTATTTCAACTATATCATGATCGTGCGCGCCTACTCCTGTCCAACTCAACATAGCCGCTAGGGCAAATAACAACTTTCTCATCAGTTTCCCACATTAGAATTCATTCCCGACAATATCGACGGTCAATGTTTCAAAGTTTAGGGCTTCCTGTTCTAACTGTGTTATACGCTTTTCTAACGCTATTATATCGTTATCTAATTTCTTAGCTTCGTCAACTGTAAAAGACAACGTTGGTCGTTTTAGTCTAAGTGTGTTGCGTATCTTCAACCGAAAATTATTTATTTCGCTTTGCATTTTTCTTTAACATACTGAGGTGAGATTTCGTTTCCATTTCAGTTTTAAAGGGCCCTGTATACTCATATTTACCTAAAGTAGCCAACTTTGGATTATAACGCAGAACCCAGCCCTTCGGAAACAAAACACAGTAATATCCAGCACAATGATAAATTTTACTAGCAGCGGATTTGGTGTACAACGGTAATTCTGAGATCAGATTGTCAGGATCTGCTCCAACAGGATTTGTGTGTCCTACGGGATAGCTATTAATGAAAAATTCTTCTTGATCCATAATACGGGGAGACACCACTTTCGAGAAAATATCTTCCTCAAAAAATGTGCTAATATCTTCCTTATCTGCAAACTCAACCTTGCCTGCTTTAGACAACAGTATATAACGGCCAGATGTGTGTTGGCTAAGTAGACCGAGGTTTTCTCCGTCCTCGTCTGTTAATACCAACCAACTCTTTGTAGTGATTTCTTTTAAGACGACCATTAACTTACCTCCTCTGTCTGCTCAATAAGGTGACCCTTATAGCGTGTGTTTAGCATCCGTGCAAATTCATCTGGATACTTGCTGATGTTACCAAGATCCCATTTACCACAGAACCGCAGGAAATGAACACCAACACCCTGCACTACTGGTCGATCAACCTCGCGCAGGATACATTCGATCAACTCAACCTTGACCTCGTCAGGCTGGGCATGTAAATCAATTAATGACACGTTTTCCATATACCGATCTAGCACACGATGCACATTGCCTTCGTGGTCTTCCCATGTCTGTAGCATAAAATTATTCCAATCAAAGCTACCGCTATTACGATCTGCAAACGCTTCCATCATGCCAGTTTTGTTCTTGCTACCCTTCTTCCTTGCACCTGGATACGCTGGGAACACGTTGTCGCTCTTGTCGCCGCGTATACATTTTTCAAACAACAGCCATTCAGGATCTTCCAGTTTCTTAGGTAGGCCGGTCTTTTTATCTTTTACAGGCTTGCCCTTGTCGTCAAAGAATCCCTCAAGTGTAATGAGGTTGTTTGTGATGCCGTTGTAGATTTCTACATTTTTTGCAAGCAACTGATAGAAGTCGGTGTCCGAGCTAACGATCACATGATCTTCATCTGGGTGTAAGTCAATCCACGTTGCAATGAGATCATCTGCTTCGCCAATTGGACACTGTAATACAGTGCAATTAGTTTGGTTTGAGAAGAAGTCGCTAAAATCATTAAACGCTTCAAAAAACAAATCATCGTCTTCTGCTTCGCGCTTGGTACGCTTTAGTTGTGCAGCAAGTCGATTAGCCTTGTATGTCTCACACGCAGTCTTACGCCAGCTTCGACCCTCTAAGCAAAACACAACATGATTGCCTCCGAGATCGCGCCACGCTTTGCGTAAAGCATTAAACGTGATATGCAAGCTCATACCAATGCGCATATCAATGGGCCCATTGTGGACTACGTGTTTTGCACGATGAAACATATTCATCGCGTCTACTAAGATATACTTATTCTTCTGCACTGGTATCATCCTGTTTTGGTTGTGTTGGCTTCTTTAGTATAACGTCATCGTGTAAATTGCGTCTGTGGTGTGGGACATTACCCGCAGCCATTTTCTCATTAAAATCACCGACGCCGTCAAACGCTTCTGTCGCAATATTCCTACATAGTTCATTGAACCACTGTTCAACAATACGCGCCTCATCGGGATCTGGACCATAGCCAGCGTCTTCCAATTGCTGCACAAACGCCTTGTTCCAATCCATTATAATTCCACCATACGCTGGGTTTGTAGGATCAGTCTCAATTTTTGCAATGCGGACATACGGCTCTTCAAGGAGCGTTGCCTTCTTTTTCTCAAACTCGTCGTGTGTAATCTTCTCGTACTTTTTATCCAGTTCCAGCAAACGCATCTTCAATAACTTCTCATCTGTTATTGTAAGCTCTGCAAGCTTGCGCTGGTAATCTTCTTCCTCAATCTTATTATATTTCTTATCTAGCTTGAGAAGAGATAGTTTGGCTTCTTCGGAGCCAAGAAAATACGTTAAATCATGCAACGAATAATCACATTCTTGTTCTGTGATGAGACCGTACCTAAGTCGTAACTCAACTAAAGCCTTTGCAAAACTAGAATCATCGGGATTGTCAATTCTTATTAACATGGCATCTAGCTCATAGCCTTGCGCAAATTCATATTCCGCTTGGGCGCGTTCCCGTGTCTTACCTGCTAGTCCCCAATGTCCAGGGAGCCAACCGAAGGGTAGCAATCTCTTTTTCTTACTCATATCTTTTTCCTTACGTTCCAATTTTGTTGCCCCATATATAGCAATGTACTCGCGCCGCCACCTTATAGCCGCGCCTTATTGTTTCTTCGACCACTGCCCGCATATCATCGTCACTTTGCGCTTCTACTGTAGCACCTACAGGCATGATCCACACCGGCCATACAACGCCCGCGTCTCTAAATAATTTCACCGTTGCCTCAAGCTCATCCCACGCTTCCTTCCTGTTGCTCACAACAAATTTTAGCTGACCGCGAGGGCTTATGTCTTGATACGATTTTACGACCTCGGGCTTAATTGCTTTCGCAGGTTGCTCGCCGCTTGTGTACAGTAGCTTGGGCGACACCGACCAAAACCATTCACCACCAGAGTACACGTATTGCATAATAGTTTGCGCCATGTCTTCTGCAAGCGGTTGTGTGCCATTAGTCTCAACTGTAATAAACATGGGGACGTTATTGCGCCGTAGGAATTCATTCATCAATTCTATTTGTGCAGTTTGCGTCCGCTTCATCATCGGCTCGCCACCCGTCATACAAAAGTGTGTGTACTGCAAGCTGTGTTCGTTAAAGAACGTAGGATGCTTATCGTGCATACTAACTAACTGCTCCTCAAGCTTATCAGCAATTTCCTCTGCTGTGCCTTCGGGGCACAAGTGGCGGTACTTTTTAGCCCAGCTATAGCTTGAATCACAACCTGTACTCCAAACTGGCAAATCCTCAATCCGCTTTATATTGCTTATATCGAATTCCTCATAAGGCAAAACGTGTGTTGAGGGGTCTTCTGGCACTTTTTGACCAAAGCCGCTGCATTGTAAGTTACAGAGAAACCAGCGTAGCCATACTGTTGGCGTACCCGTGTATTCTCCTTCACCTTGAATAGATGTAAAAATCTCGCTATATTTATGTTTGTTCATGTTTGGCATCCTACTATTATACTACTATTTGGGCTTTTTGTCAAGTCCTGAATTATCTTTTGGTTTCGTCTTATATAACGGGCTAAGAAAGCTATACATTGCGAATATGACGCCAGCAGCAGATATTGCTGTAACTACCCAACCAAAGAACGCAGGCCAAGAAAAACCCATCCTAAAACTCCTCGTAAGGATAGACAATCCACATTCCGTCAGTAATATATCCGCCAATAAAGTCAGGGACTAGCTTTGATCCAGCGCGTTGATGCAATGTTGCAAATTTGATATTGTCTCTCATCTTAGGTAGCATATTTGCAAAGTGATCGTTAAGCTCTGTTAGCGTAACACCGCTATCGCAAATATCATCTACAATCAGCAACCGCTTACCATCTTCTACTTCCTTTATTATTTCAGCCACTGTGTCTGCATCTGTGTAAAGATGATCGCGTGTAGACCAACGTAAAGGGATCATAGGAATGTCCCAGCAATGACTAAGCATGACCGATGGTATAAGGCCGCCGCGGCTAATACCTAATACAACGTCAGGTTTGAATCCGCTAGATTCAACATGCTCGCACAAATGGCTAACCAATGTTTCAACTTCGGTCCAAGTAATATATTTCTTATCCATTATTCCTTCCCTAGTACCAAATGTACTGTAAACATATATTTGTCGTAAGCTTCTTTTAGAAGCGCATTATCCTTTGCTCGGTCAGGATCAGTAGCAAGACTAAGCATTTCACACATATAATAAATCTGATCCTGTAACTTTGCAAGCTCCATTGCTGTGTGTTTTTCGGCTTGAGCCATGCGTTCAACAACACGCTCTAAGCTGTCAACAGTATCACAAATATCATCTATATCACTCATCAGTCTTATCCTTTCCAATTAGCCTTTCGACCATTTTGTATTTACGGTATGCTTCTCGTAACATATTGTGTTGCTCTTTGTCGTCAAGTTCCTCTAACAATGCAAGACGGTCGTTGATCGCTTCTAGGTGTTTTGTTATTTTATCTAGTGCTGCGGGAAGTGGATCTGACCACGACGAAAAATACGATGAGATTGTAGAATTGCTTGTAGAACAATTGGTAAAACCAGAAACTGCATAAATGCCTGACCCATATGTAAAATTCGGATCAAAGTTAGTGGACCCATTTTTGTCTACCCACTCAAACTCAAATTCGTCTTGCTCGCTCACTTGTCTCCTTTCGGTACCGGACCGAGGACCTTGTCAAGTAGTGGCCCAGCAGCAAAAAAGTCTTTCTGTAAATGCTTCGCTAGTTCACTAACCTCATCAACGTAGCGACCATAGTTCTCCATAAAGTGTTCAATCTTTTCCATAAGCAATTCTTTACCACCGTTAGGATACATCTCAGGTGTTGCCCACTCCTCAGGATATTTCCAACGCTCATTATACATTTCCATGTAACTGAGTCTATCAGGGACTAGCGGGTGTGCATCAACAATAGCACCTTCAAAACAACTAATGCCTAGCGTCTCTTGTAGGTTCAACGACAAAACAATTTTTGCTTCACCTAGTAGCTTGTGGTATTCATTCTTTGTCAGCTCTTCGTCTTGACACACAATCCATTCGTACTGTGGCATAGACTTTGCAAGATCGCGGAACATTTCGGGTTGCTTCTCTGGGGCAAGCCTATGTGGGAACAATATGAGGTTGCGCTTTTTTAGACCTTTGTAATGATCTAACGTCTTTGTCATATACTCCATTGGCCAGCCAGTACGTAGCGATTTGCGCTGCCATTCCGCTGCATCTAATTGCAACCCAAAACACCCAAAAACATTTTCAAAAAACATGTCGATGTGGAATTGTGTTGCAAACCAATTGTAGTCTACAGCATGCCAAATTGATTTCTCAAAATTATTAGTCCAGCGTTTGTCCTTTATAAGACGACCTAAAAAGTCTTGCGGATCGTAACTGCCAGCATGCCATAGCGCATGAATAACAACCGGAATGTCTAGCAACTGGCTCATGTACTTTAGCTGTATAATAGCTGGGTTCCATGCATCAGTAAAAATGAATTGGTCGCCAGGCAAGACCTTGCCCTCGGAGAATAGCTTTGCAACCTGCGTGAGTTGATTATTCTTATACACGTTGGTTTGCGCAAAGTTCAGGAAGGCGCCTGGCGTGGCCTTCAACTGTTCTTCTCCGCCGGAGATATTTACAATCTCTACGTCGAGTCTATCCCTATGGGTAGCAGCTTCGCTTAGAAGTGCAGGGATATGTCCTTTCCACTCGCAAGTGTATCGCGTTGGTACGGACTCAAGGTCTATCACATATACTTTCATAATTTATTTCTCATATAAGCGTGGGATTTTTTCTTCGTCTTTAGCATAGTAACACGTACAGCCATTCTCACCATCTTCGCTCACTGTAATAATGAGATCACGACCTGGCCAAACGCGGCTTATGTATTCGTTCAAATCCTCAGCCATCATTTCGCAACTCTTATTATCTAGCTGCAATGTACTCTCTCTATACAATGTTTCTAGCTCGCGCTTGAACAAAATGAATTCCACATCTCTATCATCATGGAATACTTCCAGCTCAACCTTGAAATGGAACATGTGCCTGTGCGGATAACGCAAAAATTCTACACCTTCGGGGGCGTCCGGATATTTATGTATGCCCTCACACTGGAATGTTACCCAAATAAACTTTTTATTTTGTACTCGCATTAGGTCTCCTTTGTGCGTGTTTCTGTTTGATAGCAGCGATCATTTTATTCGCGGTTGCTTGTTGCTTATAAGATAGTTGCCGAATCCATGTGTAGCCATCATAAATGTATGTATCACCTGTTGTTGTATCAATCCAAGTAGAACCAGCGATAGCGTTGATTGGTCTAGTTCCAACATGAGACATGACCTGGGAAGTTTCTTCCATATCATCGTTAGAAGACCCAGATCCACCTTTTAGTCGTTCATGGAAAAGATGTTTATCGGTTGTATACTCGGCGTCCATTCTCCACTCAAATATCTTGCGCCAAGGCCATGGCGTTGAAATATAATTGCCTTTGGCAACACCATATTTTGTATTGCGTTTCATTACAAACTGAAATACCGCCCATTCTATTGATGAGTCTTCACTGGCCAGCCCCCAATGTACAAGAGGGCGCGGCCAAATTATAAAAGTCCTCCGCCACTCTAATAATTTATCAAACCGTTGGCCCCGGATTTTTTGTTTCGATACCCGCTTAAAAATCATTTCTTTAATGCCTTTAACTTTTTGCGTAATTTGTTTTCAGCCATCATGCGCTTAGTTGTTTTGAGATAATCAAAAAAGACAATTCCATTAAGATGATCTATCTCATGCTGTACACATTGTGCTTCTGTACCATACAGTATACGCTCTATTGTTTCACATGTCAATAGCTGATATTGAACAGTTATTGATTCAGCTCGTTCAATTGGCACAAAAATACCAGGGAAACTAAGACAACCTTCCATCTGAGTTATCGTACCATTACGTTCAATTATCTTTGGGTTTATAAACGCAATTTTATCTAATCCCGTATCCATAACAAAGATGCGTAAGGGAATACCGACCTGCGTAGCAGCAAGACCGATACCTTTGTCAGCGTACATTGTCTCAAACATTCGCGCTATAATGTCCTCAGCCGCAGCAAAATCCGTCACCTCATCAGCAACGTCCCGCAACCTTTGATCTGGCCAATAAAGAATTTTATACATCTATTTTGCTAACTTATCATCTTTGTATGCGTTCCAATGAGTAAAGGCTTCATCTGACATTAAGTTGTGTATACGATGACACCAAACACCAGGGTTGGAATAATCCATATCTTGATCATCAATCTTTATCACAGCATTATAACTAAACGCCTCAATGTTTGGCATCTCAATAGAAATCATGGGAATAAAACAACTGTGGCGCATTTCTTGATTGAGTATGCGCATCACAAAATTATGAACACGGCTAGGATAATCTAACGTTACCCAAAAACCCTCATGTAACAATGCATCAATCAGCGTTGCCCATTCTTCATCTTGGTTGAAGCTATGGTTAGCTCCAAGATAAATGTGTTTGATCTTACCCTTATCCCATTCCGGCTGTGCTTTCGCGCGCGCCATCTGTAAAACAAGATCCACTGGTTGTAATCCAACCACAAACAACGTAGGGAAACCATAGGCAGGTGTCTTCTCTACTTCGATGCCATAGAAGAAAGTCGCTTGCGTTGTGGGGCCGTTGCTGTTTGCGTATGTGCGTTCCATCACTCGACCTCGGGAAATTTGTCCATCAAAATCTTAGCACACTCTTCCGGCTCCACACTATTCATATAGCAAGTGAAGATGAAATATGTGGTGTGCGTTCCCATACCAATGTCGAGAATACCTTTCTCAAACTTTTCGGTTGCCTTTGTGCGAACCAGTTTTACGTAGTCCTGCCACCCACTAATCTCTAGGTGCATTTTCTTTTCGATATCCATTATGTCTCCTTTCGTATAAATTCTTCTAGTCCATCCAACGAATCATCCTCTCGATCATACGTTGTATCGTCAGCCTCACTAGCCTCTTCTGAGAACAAGTCCCTAAACAGAGGTGAATGACCATCTTCAATTCGGTTGTTGTTAAAGTCTTGTAAGAATGGTCCAGCTTCTTCGATCATGGTCATTGGCTTGTGAGAATCAAATAGACGCTCGACAAAATTATTAAAGTAAAGCAAGTTACGTGGAACCCATTTTGAAAGTTCCGCAGACTTGTCTTTGCGTTTTACTTTACGCCACATCAAATAATCTGGGTTACACTCAATTGACTCAATGTCTGCAAGTGCGTTTGACCGCTGTACCGCCCGTATATGTGCGTAAACATTGTGCGCCATTAGCATAGTGTAACTAAAACTATCCCAGCTTGTCTTACCAACATCACCACGCTTGTTCAAGTCACCTGGACCTAGTGTGCAAATGTCGCCAGCTACAAGACGCTTACCGATCTCACTCTCAAACGGGAACGGGATCGTGCTGCCTTTTAATGATTTATCATCAAAGCAACCTTCCATTATATAACTAAACCTATCGTTAGTCAATACGTTTTGAGAGTATACAAGACCGTTAGCAGTAGCAATAAAAGGACTAGCACAATCGAAACTGACTGTGAGGTTGGGGTTACAATGCTTGCGTAACTGACGCTGCAACGCTGTCAACATAACTGTCCAGTCTAAACGTGAGGTGCCCAAAAAGTGCATCCAGTCCTTGCCTTCAAGCTTGCCTTCGTCACGCATAATAATAAGTCTGCGCAAACACATGGACACATCTCGCAAAGTATTACCGCCCATTGCCCAGCCTTCAAACGGATAGTCTTTGACCGCCTCATACCATGTGTCAGCGTCTTCCTGATGAACACCCTGTAGCACATTGAGGAACTTAGTCTTGCCTTCGCGGTGTTCTACAAAATAATCATTGTTGTGTAGCGTTGCCTTCAAGCAATCCTCAAAATTCTTCAGCCCTGTCTCTGGTCGTGTAGTTGCCCAAGACGGAACGTCTAAGATCATTGACCACTCTGCTGTGTGCTCTAGCCACGTTAGGATCTCTTGCCGAACTTTATCTGCCTTGCCTTTATAACCGAGATCACCGGGCTTCTCGTAAAAGCGTTCCCAGTCAAATTTGATAACGCCCTTACCAATTTGGAATCCGCCCGAATCACCAAGACACATAACACGCGGGTCGCGATGCTGGATCATCCATTCTAGTCTGTCTGTTTGATCGAGGTCCATATACGCATGACCAGCGGAGTAAAGACACTTGTCGTAAAAGAAGTATCCTTGATCTGGATCAAGAAAGTTCATTCCCTCTAGTCCATTCTCAAAGCCTGCTGGCACACGTCCCTCAGGAACATACCCGTCTATGTGTTTGGTTCTACCTAAAATTTCTGTGTAAAATCCACTGACCGCAGGCAAGAACGTTGCGTAGTCTTGATTGAATTTTGATAAATCTTTCATTCGGTATCCTTATGCGAGGTATTTTGTGTTTGACATTGTCCAGCTGTTCTTCCAATGCCAAGTAAATTTACATTAACTGTTCTCATTGTCGTTTCCTTTTATGTCTCTAATCTGCATTAATATATTTCCAAGGTAATTGAGACCTTCGCCACGGCAAACACCCCAGTAGGTATCGCCCCACCAATTACCTTCAACCAATTCGTAACCTGCTGTTAAATCTAACATTGCGCGCAGTTCGGGGTTTTGAAACTTTTGTGCGACGAGTTCCTTCATAATACCCAGTTTTGCATCTTCCCAGTCTTCGCGCAGTCTTATAACTTTGCCAGCCTTTTTAGCTAACGCAGGATTACTGTGATGTGCCATCAAACGGCGCACCGACGGATCATCTGATTTTGCCGCTTGATATGCATGTTCTACCGTGGGATAGCATATCCCTTTGTATATTATTTCAGCCGGATAGAAGTTAGATAAAAATGCAAAGTCACCTTCAAATTTATCTATAACTTCCATTACATCTTCGCTGGTATAATAAACTCGTAGTTACAAACGGCTGTTGACAAGAGAATACGCAACACACCTTTGTCGCTAAAACTCATCGTACAGTTATCAGCCTTTGCAGCAAGCTTGAGGATAGCCAGCGTCTCAATTAGCGGGAAACTAAACTTACCAGCTAATGAACCTGACACACCCTTAGCAAACGGCACAGTAGCGCGGTCAGTAGGACCACTACCAATGTAAAGATTAAGCTCGGTGCCATCTGTCTTTGCAAGGAATGTAGGCTCATACGCGCCAAGCACACCATTGAAATAAGATAGCTCCTTCAAATTCTCAGCCGTAGGCACCACAGTTACATCCCATGTTGCACCTTTGAATGTAGGCACCTTGATCTCACTGTCTACCGCATCCTTGTGCATGAAACGATAATTTGCTTCGTGTCCGTCGGGTGAGGTGAATTGGATTTCTGTAGGCGTATCTACACCGGCTCTCTGTTGTGAGATGATTTCGATGGTTGCTTTATCTGCGGTGAACGGTGGGAACTTCAAGTAGCCTTGTAGCACCGCCATCCGAGATAGGCCAATTGTGTCAGTGATCTCACTTAGTGGCGTCTTTAGTTCGCCATACATAACGACCGCTCGCATGTGATGCATTGCTTCCAACTTTGTCTTGTTGGCTGCATCCTTTGTGATCTTTAACACTTCAATAAATCCTAAGCCATGTGTATGGTCAAGGATATCAGTCAATACTTCCGATAGCATAAATACTCCTGTTGCAATTACGATTAATTATAGCATACTTTCTAGGAAAAGTCAAACAAAGTTTCCATGTGTGCGGCTGAGGGTGTTGTTCTAGACAAATCCCAACCCAACACACCAAGAAGATTTTCTACCTTTTTATCTACGTTAGACCGCATCATGCTGTCTGTGTCAAAAGGTAAATTGATGAACCAGTCAGGAAGATGAGGTTCCTCTACAGGATACGCAACAGATGACATTCTCATGTCGTTGCCATCTTTCAACCAACACACGTTCACCTTATGTCCGTCAACTATCTTTACGGTGTGCAAGTCGTTATGCACAGCCCGCAGCCTATTCCAATTTATGCTTGCCATAACATGACCTGGAATCGACAATTTCTCTGTGTTAGCTACAGTTTTAGATAGCTTTTTGAATTCCGTAAACTTGTTCTCTAAGGACTTCTCCAGCGCATCTGTGTAGCGTGTAAGATTATTTACTGCCGTCGGCGACCCCTGTTCCCAAGGATGAAGCTCACTAAACTGCTGTTTGAACTTGCGCACTTTCTCAATAATTGTCTCTTCGTCAACAAGCGCAAGCACATCTTTCAGCACCTCAGTCAAAAATGTTTGCACAATGACAGGTGTGTCTGACCTGCGCAGATCAAGTCCAGTAATCTTTAGCTTACCATCCTTGCCGTCTACGTCTCGTCTGTTACCTTCTTCATCATATACCAATGCAGCATAGCGTTTCTTTGTAACAAACAGTGCAGTCTCAGCTACAATTTCCCGACCCGACTTCATAACGTTGCCTCTGTTCTGCGGGACGTTAAGTGCCTCACTGAGGAACTGCGGGAATGAATCTGATACCTGCTCACCAATTACATCGTAAAGCTCAACCACACTCTCTTTATTCCAAACAATTTCGCCAGCTTCAATTTCATCCTTCAATATAGGATACGCCGAAAAATAAACTGAGTCAGTATCACCGTACAAAACAGACCGCCCTGTATGATCGTAAACATTATCAATGATCTCATTCGTCTTAGCAGACATGTGTCGTGCAATTGTACGACCAGTTAGCGTTGTGCTTTGACCTAACCTGTGATCGTAAAACCTACAATGCTCATTCAACAACCCACCATACAATGAGTTCAAGCTAATCTTTTTGACCAACTGCCTCTTATCCCAGAAGCCAATGATCTTTTTCAGTTGCGCTTTATCTGCATAGTGAACCAAACCCTGCTTGTCAAACACAAGGTTGTGTGAGAGCATATACGCATATAGGTCTTCGGGATTCTTACTCTCAGCCTTTTTCTTCAATGCCGCAACACTGAACACCTGATTCTGATCCAACGCATTAACAATCGACACCTCACCAGCTTCACGCTTGCGCTCTAAGTTTTCCGTAATGTCGCTTGCAACGTCAGCGCGTATGTCAACGTGTACGCCTTCCTGTAGCGCATCATAGTCACGCTTGATCGCTTGTAGCTTTTTACGCTCTGCATACCAGCGACCTAACAAGCCAGGAATCACGCCGTCCACGTCTGTGCGGAAGATCGTACCGTTCGCTGAGATACACCATGGGTTGCCACTTTCAAAAACTAGCTTGCGCAATTCAGCACCAGTGACCTCACACGACGACCCGTCTGCCATGTCTAGCGTGAGACGCTCCACGTTATCGTTGTTGAAGAAGTGTTCCATCTCCAACGTATTAAAGCGGTCATTCCACCACTCCGTAAATGAATTACGTTTCGCAGCCTCAATAAAATCTCGTATAGCTTTGTCAGTGCCATCATGCCGAACCTGACCAACAATGGTCTCGGGACTCATGTTCAGTGCGCGTAACACTGAGGGGTATAGTGAGTTCAAGTCAGATGAACCGACCCAGCGGTGCAATCCCTTTTTCGGGGTCTGGACCCATCCGCCCGCAGCTGGCAAATCATCTTCACCAACACGCACACGATCTGGCACCATTACATTCCTGTTATGCGCTTCTATAATAATCGCTTGTTCTGTAACTGCTACCGCGCCCATCGCTGCCTTGATGACAACCGAATTACCGTGTGCAATGCTACATGCCAAATCAATATACTGCAACTTTTTGTCTAGCTTGTCTAGCAGTTCTGTATCTTGTATGTTGTATCGTAGGAACTTCTCAAAGTCCTTGTTATACAGTGCGTCTAGTGTACCGTCATAAGGCACCTTACAGTCGCCCAGTTCGTGTTCCGCAATTGCGTCTAGTGACCAGCTTGGACGCTGCTCGTAAATAAACTTTTTGTATAGCTGCAAGTAGTCAAGGTGAACACGACCGACCAAGTCATACGTGGGTGATTCTTTACCGCCGCGCGCCACCATGCGCATCTCAGGCAGTTCATTCCACAAGCACATCCTGCGTGTCTCAGCCTTACCAAGTATCCGCGTAATGCGATTGACGGTGTATGGGATATCAAATCCTTCACTATACCAACCACTCAACACATCAGCGTCTTCAATTAGTGTGAGGAACGCATCTAGCATATGGGCTTCCTCATAATACATGATGGTGTTACCAACACGGTCAGCAATCTTCTTTGCCTCTTCCATGTCCATACCCTTGGGAGGCACAGCCAAGCAAACTGTTTGACCAAGCCACTGTAGATGAACAGCCACGGATAAGATAGCGTTACTGGCATCCTCAGGCGAGCTATAGCCTGTCTCTCGGTCGAAGTCTGTCTCAATATCGAAGAAGGCCACGTGCATCTCAGCAGGGTTTGTGTGCTGATAATACTTCTCTAACACCTTGTTAACGGGCTTTACATCTGACTCAAAAAGGTTTTTGTTGCTGTTCATGCGCTTTGTCTTTCGGAAGTCCGCATCAGAACCGCATGAAAATTTAGTTAGGGATTCGCCATGCAAACCTTTGAAACGACCCTTAGGATCTTCTGCATAGAATTCGTATATGGCGGGATAGTCTTTGTAGATGCGTTTACCATCTACACGTTCTACCACTTTTACTTGTGATTGCTTTTTTGAAAATAGCGCGTCTACATACATTAAAAGAGTTTTCCTATTCCAATAATTGTTGTCAGCACATAAAACGACATGAGGACTACCATCCAAGATGCTCGACGTATATAACTAGTATACGCTAAAAGCATGCCACTTGCAAGATAAAATGCATAGATGACTGGTAGGTCAGGGTTGGGCGTTTGCAGTCCCATCGTTGCTGCCGCAGTCATGCCGCAGAATGTGCCTATAGCCTCTGCAAAGAATAATACTTTATCGAGGCGCCAAGTTTCCTTCCAGAATGACCAGACGTCTCGGATAAAGTGAGTCATCTTTATAGACCAAGCGTGTCTAGGATATCTTCTAGTTCTTCAAACTTCGTGCGCTCTTCATCGCGACTACGCTTGAAGGCAACCCTAATTACCTTCTTTAGTACGGAAGGTGAAATTTGCATCTCTTCTGCAATTGCCTTGATCGTATCACTCAAGCCGTCATTCAAGTCCTTAGTCTCTTGCATGATAGTGCAACCGTCTGTCACTAGTTGTTTTAGACGATTAACGTCATCCTGAGAGTAATGCCGGATGTGGGCTTGGGGTGTTGCTGGTGTAGTTGTTGTCATTGTTACCTCCTAAGTACACTATTGTACTATACTTATGAGGATTTGTCAAGACATTACATAGATTTAGTTAGGAGTTGAAAGATAGCTTTCTTTTGTTTTGTGGAAATTGTATTGGGTAAAGATGAAGCGAAGTTAGGGAAGTCTCCAGCTGCAACGTATGACCTTGCTTTGGATGCTGACATACCTTCAACACCTTCAGCGTTAGGGTCGCGACCACCAGCCGAGACAACAGAGAAATTCTCCACGTCCCACTCTTTTGCATACTTGCCCATGCCCAAAGCAAACTGCTCTGCTCGGTCATCACCCACAACAAGAATAATATTCTTATAATCTTCAGCTAGTTCACCTAATGCTTGGAAGGGTGTCTTTATGGCAGGGTCTTCCCAAACGTTTGCAGATGGGAACATCATCTTAAATATTTTTAGCTTGTCTTGCCAAGACAAAGGATCCTTTGGCTTCTTCTGTGTTTGTGAGAGAAAAATAAATGAATCAGCGTCATTAGCCTGTGCAACATTCTGTACTGTCTGCACAAGCTTCTCATGTCCAATCGTTGGCGGATTGCAGCGACCAAACGTAAACACGGCGGTCCTGTGCTTAGGTTGGTTGTTTGCTAACTCAAATAAACGCATTATTAGATGTCGTCTTTGTGATAATCTTCATCATCTTCTTGTTCGAGGATTTCATCAATCGTGCTTTGCATAGTAGCCATGCTACCACCCAAATAACCATGATCACTATCCAATGCCATTGCAATGTGCGGAAGCCAATAAGATGTTGCTCTCGCTTCAATTTGACCACCAACATGCTCTACTATATAGCGGGCTTCTTCTAGGAGATCCTTTATCTGATCTTTAATATGACCAAGCTCCTCAGCAATCTCATCTGGTCTTGCGTTTATGCCTTCTTCAATAGCCTCTAAAGACTCCACTAGTTTTCTCATATCATTCATTGCTCTAATCCTTAAATGTCGTTATTTGTGATTCGATATTCCCTATCTAAAACTTTACGTAAATTAGGGGCGAGATCTTCGCCCTGCTGAAACCCACGCCACCAGACAGCACCCGGGTCATATATCCAACATTGGTAGTAATTTGGATTCGAAAGTTTTCTTGTGATACTCGCATCGTTCCCCGTAGCACCGCCAGTTATGGAATAATAATCCTCAATGTGTTTGTCAACATTATCAAACCATTTCTTTAGGTGATATTTCAATACTGCTTGGGCTTCTTCTTCAGAATGAAGCCCTGATTTAATCCCTTCCCATCTATCCTCATAGCGATCACGAGTCTCAACTGCCCAAAGACGGTCACGAGAGTTTATTTTATCGATAACATCGCTATCGTAGTCAAGTGCTGATGCGGTTTCCATCAATTTTCTCATATCATTCATTCTATTATCCTCGCTGTATAGCAGCTTTCTTTTCTTGTCCGCGACTAAACGCAGATATACCTATTATAGCACCAAAGCTGAGATGAAACAAGGCCCCGCCTTCTAATGTAATTGGATGCCATTCTTTCTTACCTAAATTCAATTGCGCTAATGCTACCTTCCTAACTTCTGGATCCTCAAACAACCGTATCTCTGCTAGTGCTGCTGTGTCTATATTGCTATTATTGTATGCTGTATAAATAGGCATACCCATAAAATCAAACAAACAGATAGTCAAATAAACATAGGCGGCTATCGGTCTCCAGTACTTCTTATACTTGGCTTCTAGGTGTTTGTGAACGTGATAGGATTCGTCTACCTGTCCGTTCTCTGCACCGCACTTCTCACATGCCATGCTACTTCTCCTCAGTTGTCCTTGCTATTTGTATTTATCAATGTCTCAGGAAATAAAGACAAAAAGAAAGCCCCGTCGGGAGAATCGGGGCTCTCTACCTCTTAGCACATCAAAGATGTGTCGGTCCTAAGAAATTCTATTATGCGTGTCTAAACGTAATAATTATAGTTGCGGTACCAGTTGTACCATCTACACCACCAACTGTAGCATTAGCTTGTCTAGCAGTGCCACCGTTAAGCAAACGCCCATCAGCAATGTAAGTGCCTATTATCTCTGGATCATTTTCTGTTGCTGCCATATAACTCGCAGCACCGTTTGTTGTATCACCGACCGTTAATGTAACCGCTGTATCTGTTGCTACTGTAATATCTACTAGTGTACTTAGAATCGTGCAGTTAGCTGGAATACCTGTCGCTGCACCTATTGTGAGTGTACCCGGAACGGCCAGGGAGATTGTTTCAGTAATAGTATCAACGTTACCAGTTAAACCGACGCCCGCTGCTACTGCATTATCAACATATAGCTTATTCGGAATGTCATCGTCGGCCGTAACGTTATCTTCGTAGTTGCCTGAACCTGCTGTGACCGATAACACGCCTGTGCCATTCATCAAGAAGCCGATATCTATATTAGCTTCAGCACCAGTACCTGTTGTAATGTAAGGAGCAACACCAGTTGCACCTGCCTGGAATGCCAACCCATTGACCGCTGTAGAACCGTTTAAAAATTCTACAATCTCTGCGCCCGCACCATCTAGTATCCTTGTATCACCTGTGCCATTTGCACTTAGGTCTAGGTTACCGTTTGTGTTTGTAACTGTGACTGCGTTGCCATTAATATTAATGTTGTCAACGTCTAAATCACCAGTAATATTAGCAGCCGCTGTCAATGACCACGTTGTGCCGTTATACGTATAGCTTGCATCAGTAACTAATAGCCCGCCAGTTGATGTGTATACAACACGACCAGCAGCCAAGTCAGTAACAGTTAACGTGCTGCCAGTGTTCATGGTAATATCTAAACCATTTTGGAATGTAGCAACCGTGTCAGTTACAGTAAGTACAACCGTGCCGTCTGCTGTAAATGTCAACGTACCGTTTGTGCCACTATCACTTACTGCTAAGGTTGTGTTAAGCTCTGTAATACTAGTGGCAGAAGTACCGGCATTCATGTATGTCTTTAACTTGGATGCTGTGACTGCATAGTTACCTACACCTTCTGTTCCGCCTGCTACTGAGTGATACAATAATATTTCATCAGCATCATCAACATCGTCTGTCGTTAGATTTGTCTGACCAACAATGTCAATACCAATTGTTGGATTGCCTGCAACGCCGTCACCATTTACTATACTAATGCCCTCGTCACCAGCCACAGCTGATGCTGTAAGGGTGCGGGAAGCATACGTGTCGTTCGCAGTGCGGGTAAGTATTCCGTCCGCTGTAGCAGTAACAATATCTCTGTCAGCTAAGAAGTTAGCAACCGTGATTTGTGATTCTGTAGTTCCACCATCTTGGAAAATAAGCGTGTCTGCAGTTGCAATAGTAGTCGCAGTTGTTAATTCGCTAAAGTCTAAGTCAAGTGCGTTGCCATTCTTTACAAGACCATTACCAGCAATCAAGTCTGTTGATGTGCTGAAAAGTGCAAAAACTAGATTAGATGAATTAAGCGTTAGTGGGTCGGGACCTTGTAGTACCCAGCCGCTGTTTTGGTTCGCTGTACCTTCCTCAACGAACGTAAACGCACCAGCAGTTACTTCGTTGTTGGCATCAAAATCTGATGCTCTATCCCACGTCGTGGTTGTTGCCGTAACAACATAGATACCATTTTGAGTCTGTGTCGATTGATTTTTAACAAGTACCCGATTACCCTGTGCTAGTGTTACACCATCTATTGCTGCAGGTGCAGATGTAAACTGACCTGTACCACCTGCTCCGCTACCAGCAGAGTAAGCTGCACCAGAAAGAACGCCGGTCGTTGCTGCTCTAACCGATTCCTTAGGATCTAAACCAGCAGACCTATCGTCTACGTATTGCTTTGTCGCTGCATCAGTTGCTGCTACTGGATCTAATATTTGCAGATGTGCAAGGGTTGATCCATCCGTTGTAAAACGGAAATCGGATGCGCCTGTATTATATACTAAACGTCCGCCAGCTTTGCCAAGCTGTACGTCGGCGCCGATACCCGCTAAACCATAATTTTTAGTTGTCATTCATGTGTCCTCAATGCTTCTTCTTCTTATATTTATCTTAACACTGCGTTTTTCTTAGACGTATGTCACGAGCACCCTTGCTTCACCCTGCGTAGCGCCTGGGAAGGCGAAATATGCGTATATGTCTGTGTCAACCGCGCTGGAATAAACATAATCTGTCGTAGCATTATAAGTACCAACAACTGTTAGGTCGTGTAAATTATCATCAATTAATCGTGCATTATCACCAGCATCACCAATCGTAAGTGTTGGTGTACCGTCAAATATCGTTATAACCTCTATACTGACTAGTGTGACGCGAGAGTTAGCACTAATGTTACCAAGCAGGACAGGCGAACCAGTGTTGAAGTAAACCACTGCTTCAATTGTGTTTGCATCACTCTGTGCCGAATCGTTAGTAGCAATGAGTACCCAAGCTGAATCCCATAGGTATAATTCCCATTCACCGCTAGTACCTGTGCGAACAAAACATTGATCACCGCTTGCTGCACTCAACGCATTGCGGGCTGTTATGTCTGCAACCACGTATGTATTGCTGCTGGCACCAAGACCAACTGAGAGTGGCTCCCATTGATTCGTTGTACCATTCCATACAAGGGCATCACCGCCAACCGGGGCTGTGGTGCTTGTGTCAACATCAGTAAGTTGATCTATACTACCAAATTCTGCGGCATCATACGCGCGCCATTGTACACCATCGAATCCTAATCGTTGACCGACAGTAGCTCCAGTGACGTTAACATCAGTGAGAGAGTTTAGTAGCCCTGTAAGACCTACGGCTGCAAGCCCTTGCACATAGGCTGCTGATACTTTACTGTTAACCCAGCCCGTGCCAGAGTAACGTAAGAATTGATCTTGGACAAGAGGATATGCAAATGAGACGTCAATGAGACTATTGAGACCGAGACTGCTAGGAACTCGGCTACCTGGTTCCCATTTTAATGTGAGCGTATTGTATACAAGCGAGTCACCATTTATTGGTGGTCTACTTACAACATCTACATCAGTTAGTGAGGTTAGTGCTGTGCTTGAACCTGTTGCTGGTTGCCAAAACAAATTACCGGCACCATCAGTTTTTAAAACATCTCCAGCTAACCCACCAGAGGCTCCAGCTATCTTATCAAACGTAACAGCAGCATCTGCAAGGTCTTGCGTCTTAACCTCGCGGTCTAGGATGTTGTCAGTGCGTATTCTAGTTAGGGCCATTGAGAGTTATTATCCCGCAGCAATTACAAAGTAGTTTGCACCATCGCTGTAAAGTGTGACGTATCCATATGCAGTGTTTATCGTATAATTAGCAGCACCGTCTATAGTTTCGGCTCCTGCAGTTTCAATTGTGATGTTAAACGTGTTAGCATCCCCCGCCTCATCCTTTACTGTGATCGAGTCACCAGCAGTCATGTTACCAATGGCTGCTAAGTTAACAGTAACAGCGGAACCGGCGTTTGTTACACCGACGACGCGGTCAGTGGGACTAGCATTAACTGTTGCTGCTCCGTCTTGCTTGTATCCGTGGTTATATGAAAAAGTAAGAGTGTCGCCTGTTAATGCAGGATTAGAAATTTCAATTCGACCTGAACCAGTTACGGCATAAAATTCTATAGGATCAGCATTGGGATCGACCATCAATGTACGACCAGAACCTAAGTTAGAAAATGTCTTAGAAGCAGCACTTATTGTAATGCTTGTTGGTCCTTCAGTTAGTGTGACTCCTGTCCCTTCAGAAAGACTTCGCATGTTAAATATTTGCGTTGCACCCGATGTTACTTTTTCTTTGTACACACTTGCGCTGCCAGGTCCCGTATACAGGTTAATCATGTTAACTGGGCTTGCTGGTGTTTCGCCTGTATCAATAATACCCACAACTTCAATAGCAACACCAAGACCCGGGGTTCCTGTGAAGGTTATGTCAGTCGCTAATCCTACTGGTGTTATGATATAAGAGTTTACACTTTGTTTAACACCATCAAGTGTTACAATTAGGGCGGCAGCACTAGGGGTTACCCAAGGCAATGTCCATGTCATCTGTGAGTTGTCACCTACAGCCGTATATACTTTAATGTCAGTTGGGTTGCTTGCTTGTAAACCAACAAATTCAATTTCGTCCGGAGAATTGACAGCCGAAGCCATAATAACCTGTGTGGTCGAATCAGTGACAGTTCCTAAACTATAAGCAGCTTGATCTTGCTTAACACCGTTTATAGTAATAATTAGCGATTGTTTTGTAGCCACTGCCCACGGAAGAATAAAGCTTTGACCACCAGTACCAACTAATGGACCATAAACCTCAATACTATCGAATCCAGCGTTGATGTTAGCATTTTCATCTGGATCATACGCTTCAAATGCTTTTAGATTATCACTCCAGCGTAGGTGCCAGTTTGTAGACACACTATCAGACACCACAAACGGTGGTGCGTATTGATTCGCTAATGTATTACCTGCTCTAATTCGTGCCATGTTATTTAGTCCTTCAGACCTAGTGGATCACTCTTATGTTTACGCATCCATTTTTGCAACTCGATTAATTCTTTGCGGGCATCACCCATAAGCTTTTGTAGGAATTCCGGATCATTACTGTTGCGGGACTGTAGACCTATTTCCAATCTCATAATAACACTTTCAACGGATATTCTGACCATATGCTCTATGCCTTCAGCATACGGTACCTTATTAACTAGTTTACGACCAATGTCTGTTGCTGCCCTACCTATAATGCCTTCTTCCATTGGAACAACACCGTGTTGTAACATATTACGTATGATACTTAATCTTTTTACATAAGGATCATCTTTAAAAGCACGAACATAAACACGCATAGCGTCTCTTAATAAATCTATAAAATTCTCAGGAGCCCCAGGAAATTTTGCAAATTGCTGTAAGGCTCCTACTACTTCTTCATTATCATCTGTTTGGTTTAATAGATTAATAATATCTCCAACAACGCCTTGTGCAGCCTTAATCTCATCGGCGCGCATTTCTAGTCCAGCTAATCCTCCCGCGCCGATTTCGTTAATCCGTTCGATGGTCTCCATCAATTTTCTCATGTCGTTCATTTTTATTTTTCCTTCAGATCTAGTGGGTCACTCTTATTTTTTACGCAACCATTTCTGCAAGTCTATTAATTCCTTGCGGGCATCACCCATAAGCTTTTGTAGGAACTCTGGGTCATTGCTATTACGAGCCTTCATACCTAATTCCATTTTCATAATAAGCTGATCGACAGTTAAGTGGACTACCGCATCGGCGCCCTCAACATATGGAACCTTACCAAGCGCCTTACGAACAATATTTGTTGCTGGTCTGCCTGTAATGCCTTCTTCCGTTGTTTCTTCACTGAGTGCTGCAATCTCTTCCATCAACTTTCTCATGTCGTTCATTTTTATTTTCCTTATAAACTCAATAGCACACGATCTATGTGACCAAGTGCTGTTCTTGTATCTAGGTTGCTTGGCTCTGGGATATAGCTACGGTCTAGTATTGCGCGTAGGTATACGAAGTTGCCAACAAACGTAAATGCTTGCGTACCAGTGTCACCAGTATCGCCTGTTGGAGATAACACGTTAACAGGGAATGAGATCATAGGATCCATTGCGCTAGTATTAGCCCTTGTATTCAAGTTGATATCAAACCAATCAGTCTCAGTTGGATCAGTAGCAAGCGTTCCTTGGATACCAAAGCTTCCAGTGAAATTGCTATACACAACCTGCACAGTGTGAATACCATCCGTCATGCCGTAATAACTGTCGGCGCGAATAGCATCACCAGTGAGGTTATGATTGAGACCAGTGTTGGTCATCATCAGTATTGTTTTTCTTGCTGCTGAATTCATAACTTATCCTAATCCTAAATCTGATTTTTTATCGAAGTGTGTTTCTGGGTGATCTTCATTTTGATCACCAACCGAAAGCGTATGAACAGTATAACTATCTCCAGCACCAAAATGACCTAGTCCTAAATAATCTCCAGATCCGTGATGGCTATCCAATACATTAATTGCTGCGACTGCATCTTCCATAGAAATAAACGCGCCGAGAACCTCGCTGCCTTCATAATCATAATTGCGCGCAACAACATATACAACCTGGCCAACAGCTTCATCTAACTCTTGCTCGTTGGATTCGATAGCTTCAATTAACTTTCTCATGTCATTCATAACTTATCCTCGTCTTGATCCGCCAATGTGTCCTCTCGAATCAGCAACATCAGGATCAATCTTCGCCCCTTTACGAAGCTGGCTTTTAACCCATCTTTCGATTTTCTTTTGGTCCGATTCCTCCAACGCATAATATCCTGTCGGTTCGCCGCTATATCCCTCGTCTCCAAGTTCGCCGCCAAACGCTAAACTAAGACATTCTTCAAAGCCCTCTTGTCTAATATAGTTTACAGTGAACTCGTCCTCTACAAACTTATCTAAAATTATTTGTGCCCATTCTTTAGGATCACGTTGTTCTTCAATTTGTGCAATCGCCTCCATCAACTTTCTCATGTCATTCATAAATTCTCCTTAACCTAAGTCGCCAGTCTTTTTCCATTTGCGGTAGGCTTCTTCAGCTTCAGATACTTCGCCTGCGCCTCCACTTGCGCTAGAATTGAATCCGTAATCAAACCCCGCATAAAAAACCTCAAAGTCCTCGCGAAGGGTTGAATAATCAGCGGCCTTCTTCCATTTCACTACACCAGCCTCTTAATAGGTTCGACATCTTCAGCGCGGGCAAGAACTACATTCATTAAATCCCTAGCCTTCGTTGAGTTGGTTGAAATACCGAAAGACGCACACATCTCTGCAAAACGCCTAACTAACTCATCTAACGCCTCACTATCGAAATCACTAACTTCGTTAAGCTGTTCGATGGTCTCCATTCCCTCTGTTACTGGGGTACGAACTCGGGTAATGATTTCCTTTTCTATAAACGAAAAACTTTCAACATCCCAACCAGCAGCCTCAATGGCAGCTTTAATTTTTGCGCCGATCTTTTTCTGTTCGGCTGCTGTTGGTACAGGGCCAATAGTGTACGCTCCGTTGCTGTAATAGCTGGGGGCAGCGTCTTTTTTACGAATGCCGATTAGTTTGTATCTGCGCCCGCCACTAACTGCGTCTGAAAAGGCCATTGTGTTGTTGAACTTGTATTGGTTCAAAATGCTCTTTGCAATTTGATTTGGGGTTTTGCGTTTGGTCTCGTAACCCTCTTCAATCTTACCTAGAGTCTCCATTAACTTTCTCATGTCATTCATCTTTCATTACCTCTAAATGCTTTGGATGGCTAACACACAAGGCTCGCAAAGCCTCCATGGTTTGCCCTCGTAGCCGCCATCCTTTCCAAGATAGTCGACGTGTTTCTCTAAGATGCGGCCACAACCTGTACAAGTGCCGTCTGCCTTCATAGTTGCAATCTTATATGTTACTGGATTGTACATGCGCCCTTCTTTAGGCTCCACATACTGAGGTTTGGGACCTTCATTAATTTTGTTAACTTTTTCCATTAACTTTCTCATGTCATTCATCTTTCATTACCTCTACGACGCAACCCCCGCCTACAAGCTCGGATACAACCTGTTCTAAGGCTTCGACTATTTCTGGTGTAAATTTTGGTGCAGCGGTTCCGCTGTCCTTTACTAGCTGGGATACCTTTACAACAAGGTTTTCTTCTACAATGTTAGCCATCACTAACTCCTATCTATGTTACTTCTATTATTTATCAAAGACCACAGAAGTATAAGACAAAAGGAACCCCGAGCTAGTCGGGGTTAATGATGGAGGAACTTATTCTGGAGAGGGCATGTAGTGTGGAGACCAGCCGGCGGCTTTCTCCCACTCCCTTCTCTTTTTATTATATCCTAGTTCTTTATCGAGATAAACAAACATTTGGGTAGCAACTTCCCGTAAATCAACCATATCAGTTACAATCTGTCCGCCGGTCATGCGAATGAAGTGTTCGATTTGTAAATTGACGAGACCACCTTCGTTGTCACCAGCTTGGCGGAAATCTCCGCGGTAGCCGAGGATGCGTTTGCCTTGAGCCGCTGCATAACCAATCTCACCACACGTACCACTGTCAGGATCAGTCCCATCCAGTACCGCTATCATAGCATCTGCTGTGTTGATGGCTTCAGTGTTCCTGCGCCCAATCTCAGCATTGATTTCCCTCCACGCGATTACACGGTTGAGGTCATGTGCCATTTCTGTAACTTTCTCAATTTCATCCTTTGGAGCCAATGCCCACGGATCAAGAATCGTGTACCCAATGTCTTCAATCATAGGCAGCATAACCTGCTCGTAAAAATAACGGGTCGCCTCCGAGAATCCGAACGGGCTAGCGATATAAAGTTTTGGGTAAAGACTATTCTGGTTTGCCATCGGTCTCATCTTCCTCTAACAATTCCTCAACTGTGGTCGATGCTTTGGCAGCGTTGGCTGCGGTGTATGTAATCTGCAACTCACCGTCTGAGGTGCTGATTCTAGCGCGACCGCCTTCCTTCAATTCGCCAAAGAGAATCTCTTTTGACAACGGCTTCTTGATCTTTTCCTGTATGAGGCGAGCCATTGGGCGCGCTCCCATCTTAGGATCATAACCGTTTGTAGCAAGCCAGTCTCTAGCACGTGCCAAACAAGTAACAACAATCTTCTTGTCTGCAAGCATCTCATTCAGCTCGTCAACATGCCTGCTTACAATCAACTTCATCTCAGCCATAGTCAACTTCTCAAAGGTAATTGTACCGTCGAGGCGATTGCGGAACTCAGGTGGGAAGAAGTCCTTGATAGCCTTAGCATCTTCACCAGTACGCTCTTGCGCACCGAAACCAATTACAAGCTTCTCAGACTCAGCAGCACCGAGGTTGGAAGTCATTATAATGATCGTGTTAGTGAAGTCAACTGTCTTGCCTGTTGAGGAAGTGAGACGACCGTCGTCCATGATCTGCAATAGAACCTGCGTGACCTCAGGAGCAGCCTTCTCGATTTCGTCTAGCAGCAATACGCAATTAGGATTGTTCTCAACCTCAGCAATAAGCTGACCAGAACCAGCCTGACCTTCACCATGACCAACATATCCTGGAGGAGCACCAATCAATTTTGAGACGCTATGTTTCTCTTGGTATTCGCTCATATCAAAACGCACAAGCTTCGTACCCAATGCCAGCGCAAGCTGTTTAGCCAAATATGTTTTACCAACACCAGTCGGTCCTACAGCAAGGTATGAGCCGATGGGCTTGTTGGTGTCACGTAGACCTGACTTGGAAATAACAATAGCCTCAACTAGCGTGTCAATAGCTTTGTCCTGACCGTATACATTATCCTTGATCTTGGAATCCAAATTACCAATAGCATCGTTCTCTTTTATGTCGATCATGCTAATAGGAATCTTAGCCATCTTCGATACCGCAGCAATAATCCTATCGAGGTCAACACCTTCCACTTCGTCTAGCTTTGCCCTCGCGCCAGCAGCATCCATAATGTCAATCGACTTGTCTGGCAGATACTTGTTCTTCAAATAACGCACAGAGAAATCTACAGCATAGTCAAGTGCATCAAGGTCGTATGTAACACCGTGGAACTTGGCATAGTGTTTTGCAAGGCCGCGCAGGATGCGCTTCGTGTTGGGAACGCTAGGCTCAGTGATCTCATACTTTTGGAAGCGGCGCTTCAGTGCCTTGTCTTTTTCAAAGTGTGTCTCAAACTCATCGAAGGTTGTCGCACCAATACAACGCAACGTACCCTTAGCCAGCAACGGCTTTAGCAGGTTACCTGCATCCATGCTGCCGCTTGAGGTTGCGCCCGCGCCCATAATCATATGTATCTCATCAATAAAGAGAATCACGTTACCTTTCTTCTCAATCTCCTTCAACACACCCTTCAGCCTTTCCTCAAAGTCGCCCCTGTACTTTGTGCCAGCAACAAGCGCGCCAATGTCAAGACTGTATACTTCCTTCGCAGCAAGTGCCTTAGGCACTTCACCGTTTTCAATTTTACGTGCTAGACCTTCAGCCAAGCATGTCTTACCTACGCCAGGATGCCCAACGTAAACAATGTTATTTTTCTTGCGCCGAGCCAACACTTCAATAGTGTCGTTGATCTCGTCCTCACGTCCAATCACAGGGTCAATCAAACCTTCACGCGATGACTTGTTGAGGTTCACGCAAAACTCATCTAGGAATGTATCTTCTGGAACGGTGCCGGCTTCTCCATCGTGCTTGCGTAGATACTGAACCAGCTTGTCTTTGCTAATGCTGTTCTTCTTCAAAAAGTAATATGCGTGACTGTTCTCCTCACTGAGGATACTAAGTAGCAAACCGATTGGCGTAACTTCTGCACGACCAGCAAACATAAAGTTGGTTACTGAACGCTGCACAACTCTTGCAAATGCTGTCGTATGCAATGGACCTTGGTAGTCGCTCTTTTTTTGATCTGGGACACGTAGGAACTCAGCGTTAAGATGATTCTCAACTTCGTTGCGTATAATGTTGGGGCGCCCTCCGATCTCTGCAAGGATCTTTTGCGTTCCTTTGTCAACTAACAATGCCCACAATAAGTGTTCAATAGTTAGATATTCATGAAAATTCTCCGTAGCATTGATCGTAGCCATTGCTAGGATATCATTAATATTACCGTTGTTATTAGCCATCGTTGCCCCTTAAATAGTTATTTCTGACCTGTGTCCAATTCTCATTATACACTCTTTATCTTCCGTTGTCAAGTCCTCAGGGATGGTAATTCCGACCTGTATAAGCAGATCGCCGCGCCTATTTATCTCTGGATTAGGCATCCCTTTACCACCCAATTTCAATGCCTGACCGTGTTGGATACCAGGAGGTATGGTGACTGTTAGCTCACTCCCATCTATGTGACGCTTGATTTTTATCTTTGTTCCCAGCATTGCTTCTATAGCAGAGATGTTTATACCAAAGAGTAAATCATCGTTTGCTCTTTTATATCTTTCATGGGGAAGTACGTTCAAAATAACTACCATGTCCTCATCAATTAGAAACTTGGTTCCGTGGCGAACACCTGCGGGCATAGTGAATCGTTTTTCATCTTTAGTTCCTTCAAAGAGGACCGCTTGTTTGCCATCAAACGCCTCAGCTAATGTAACTGCATAATTGACATATCTTCTTTGTTGTTGTTGCGCCTGCTGTCTATGCAAGTCCTGGAAGAAGGAATGGATATCTCCGAATGGATCACCGCGTGTAAATCCAAACGGACTTCCTTGGGATGGTTGGCGACCACCATTAGCTAACGAGTAATCGTATTGCTGGCGCCTTCCTTTATCTTTGAGGGTGTTATATGCTTCTTGAAGGTTCTGGAACTGTTCAGTAGCATCCTCTTCCTTACTTACGTCAGGATGGTATTTACGGGCAAGCTTTCTATAATTTTTCTTGATGTCCTCGTCTGTTGCATCTTGCTTAACTCCGAGTACCTCATAATAATTTTTCACGCTTGCTCCCTACTTATTTGGTTCTCCCTCAACCACTGTTGTAGATTCGTTAGGGAAAAGTCTTCTGTAATACAACATTACTTCTTTCTGTTCGCTAATGTAACGAATGATTTCTTGCATATTCAAAGACAAATTTTCATAACCCTTGTCTGTTAGTATGAAGAACGCGAACTCACCTGGATTGTCCGCGAGAAAATTCTCTAGCTGTTCTCTGTTAAGCACTGTCCACTTGACTTCTCGCATAACCATTTGTGGTGGAGGAGCTGGGTGACCGACAACTAATTCTTTAACAGGCTCGGCATCAACCTTTATTGTACTACCAAAGCAACCAGAAAGCAAGCTCAAGATGAAAAGTATTAGTACGTATCTCATTCGCTCTTCTCCTCAGCAGGCTTTACGTAATACGAATCTGGATTAGATATCTCTTCCATCTTGCGCATTACTTCCGCTGTACCTTTGTTTACTCTGTTCTCAATCAAACCTGGCTTACGTACTGCAAGATTGCCTAGGTCATGCTTAGATAGTAACACGGCTAGTGCGCCAGTTTCCTTGCGTATAGTAGCAAGGTTGCGATTCAATTCTTCTTGAGCCTGTGCTTGCTTCTTAATTTGTTCCTCAAGGAATTCGTACTGCCTTTTTACAGTAGCAACTTGCACAGTCAACACAGCCTTCTCCTGATTTAGGTCAGCAATTTGCCCTTGGGAATATTTGAAGTATACCGCGAATGATCCAGCCATTATTAACATTGCTGCTCCCATTGCGATAGCTATTTTTGATCCAATACCTAGACCGCCCAGAAATCCAAACATGCTATCTTATCTCCTACGAACGACTACAGACCTTTCTTCTCCAGCTTTGTTAATAAAGTAATAATCCTCTATAGCTGATACGTCCCACGACTCACCTAGCATTGCGCGTAAGGCTGTCAACTGTGGAGAAGTATTTAATAAGTCTATGTGTGCTTCTGTGATTTGTAGCTTCTCAACTAAGTGATCTGTAATGTCAAAATCAACCAAGTCAAATTCTACTTTGCCAAATACACGACCGAAGGTAATTTTATCCTCGTTAATTGTAAGTGTATCTAGTCTGCTGTCCTTAAAGTATCCTTCCATTGTGTTATCGAATTCTGCTTTAGGAACGTACTCGTCTTCTTGTGCTATGACCACTTGCTGTAAGCGTGGATCATATAAATCGTATAGTTCGGGAACTAGGTATGGTTGTACTTTCCAATCCATTCCACCTGAGACATTCTCAATGTCTTTGACCATGTCAAACAACTTCATCCAAAAGTTTGGTTGACGTTTGAATTCAATGAACACCAAGTAGTATCCTTCCTCATTAGGATTAGGACTTACCTCGCTATCAAGAAAGTCTATAACACTCTTGTCTAGGAACTCGTCTAAGTCAATAGCAGGAAGTTCATCGCGGCAGAAGAACGCAACTACAATTACTTCTTCCGTAGTTCCTGTCTTCGGCTCAAACTCGTCAATCGAAATCAACGGCAGTACCATCCCTTCTAGTTCTTCAAAACGTAAGCCCATTAAAATATATCCTCTTCGCCTGTGTCCCTAGCTTCTTCACTAGCGTCAACGTCTTCATCACCGTCAATAAATTCTTGATCGAGATTCTCGTCCCATGCTGCGTTGATATCCTCAACGTCAACTTCCTCATCACCCACTTCAATAATACCATCATAGGTATCATCCACAAAGCGGCGCGGCATATCTATTGTTACCAACCAAACTGGATGCTCAAGCATCTTAGCTTTCTTAGGTTGGCTGTCCGTGTCAATTGCATCCTCAGGACCTTTGAGGTTCTTAGGCTCAACGAACGTTTCCTTTTGATAGGATACTTTACAACCGTACTTGAGCAAGCGTAGACCACCCGCTGGATCAGGCATCATCTTCATAGGATACATCCATGTAGTAGTGAACCAGTAACGACTAATGTCAGGTCCTTCTACTAACTCACCATTCATCCAGTTTTGGTATGCATATAGGTTAGCGTTGTCTAAGGTCTTCTCGAATTCGAGGAGCATGTCGAGGGACGTTTCATGTCCCGACAACCGCTGTAACAATGCAAAAACTTCGCTTACTTTCTTTGTCATCTTATATCCCTATTAACTATTACTATTTACCAGAATTCAGTTTGCGTTGGTACTTAATTAGTCTCTTGTTATGTATTTATCGTATTCCTAATATCTTTCATATGCTTGACAAACATAGATGTATGTGTTACAATATTAGATAGGTAATAAAGGAATTGTTAAGATGAGTGAAGATTATATAAAAGATTCAGACATGATTTTTAAAGCTCTTACTTCAGGTGGGTTCACCAGTTCAGCGGAAGCCGAACAAGCATTGGTTATGCTTTGCGTTTGAGAGCTATGGCTGCTCGCGCTATAGATCAAAAGAATGACTGAGACTTAAAGGGATACTGTGAACTATGACTAGAGCATAGCTACTATTGCGCCTTCGCTCCTAAAATTAACGATAAGGGTCTTATAGTAATAAGGTGCCTCATCCTCGTTCTCGCCAAAGCCCCGACCGTAACCATCAACTAAGACAAGCTTGGCGCCGCTTTTTGATGTTTTAAAGTCTTGGACCTTTTCAGGATACTTAGCAGCATACGTGTTCAATCTCTCAACAAGTTCCGTAGGACCGAAACTAGTCTCCATCTCATAAAAGCCTCGACCACTGTGTCCAGTCTTGCCTTTACCAAGTATCTTGCGGAATTCTTTTACGGCTGATTTCTTAATCATTGTAGACCACCACTTCAACGCAGCCCAACAACTGACGGTAGATAACGGCTTGGCCGTCCAACCGTTGCGGGATAAGTTTTAGGCCATTGCCTAAGTTAGTTTCAATGTCTGGCCAATCACCAGCGCGGAGGCCTAGCTCCGATGCCTCAGCATGGAAGCGGTGAGGGGAAGTTTCTTGGAACATACTGCGATCTGCGAACATTGTTTACACCTTTTGTTTCAGTATCTATATTATACTAAAAGATGAAGGAAAAGTCAAATCTAAATGTTCAACGAAATCAATGACTTACAATTATTTTGGGAATCCTATATAAATCAATAGGTTACGTTAGTCGTATACAAGACTGTCGATAACAGTATAGCGGATATTAAAGGCATTCATCAGCAACTGTACCTCAGCAAGACATTGTTCTCTAGCCCCGCCTATAAT